TTATCTTAACTTATTTAAAGACTCTTTAATTGCTTTTTGAAGCATTCGAATTTCTTGTAGACGTTCTATTTCCTCCATCTCCGTTCCGCCTTCATCACTAAGCAATCTTGTAAGTGTCCATTCTAACGCCATTCTTTGATTATCTTGTGATGAATCACCGCTTGTTCCCACTCTTTCCCGCCTCTGGATATACTCTTCTTCCTCCTCTACTGTTCCTTCGAACAGCCGAGGTTTATGCGCCTCTGAGAAGGTTAGCAAACGATTGGCCAACTTACGTACTAACATCCGATCATGTGAGACGACGACAAATGCACCGGAGTAAGACTGAAGTGCTTCTTCAATGACTTCCTGAGTAGCAATATCAAGATAATTGGTCGGTTCATCCAGAACAAGTAGATTGGCTCCGCTGAAATAGAGCTGTAGGAAAGCGGCTCTACATCTTTCTCCCATGCTCAGATCCCCAATTCTTTTGAATACATTCTCACGAGAAAACAGAAAACATCCAAGGATAGTTCGTGCGTAGGTCTCCGTCATATCAGGCAAACAAAGGAGGCTATCTAACAAGGTCTGCTCCATGTTCAGCCCTTCCAGCTCTTGAGAGAAATAACCAATCTTCAATCTTGGATGCGCTCGTACCTCACCCGCTTGAGGGATAAGCTTGTTCATCATCAGTTGTAACAACGTGGATTTCCCCATACCATTCGGTCCGCGAACCGCAAGGCGATCACCTCGTGAAATAACAAGGTCCAACTTATCAAATAAAGGCTTCTGTTCCGTAAACCCAAAAGTGACTTTCTTCAATTCCACCAGATTACGCGCTGCAAAACCCTCTGCCTCCAACTGCATTTTTACACCCGGTGCATTACGGGGCTTCTGTACACTCTGTGCATCCAATCTTTCCATTTCCTTTTGCTTCGCATGATAACGGGATATATTCTTCTTGGCCTTCGATTTATAGAAGCTCGTGGCACTTGGCATATCTTGCTTGGAAGCTGCTTGATCTGCTTTATTGAACCATTCCTGGTATCTGCGTATCGACTCTTCTAGCGCTTTCCTAGCCAGCTGTTGTTGCTTATACAACGACTCTTGTTCACGGATCTCTCGGTCTTTCTCCCGACGATAGTCAAGATAACCGCCGTTATATTTCTTCAGCCCTTGATTCGTAAGCTCGCACACCCCCGTAGCTACGTGATCTAGGAAGGTTCTATCATGAGAAACAAATAATACGGTCCCCTCATAGTGGGTCAACCAATTCTCTAACCATAATATACTGGACTCATCCAAATGATTAGTCGGTTCATCCAGTACTAGAAATTTAGGACGATGAACAAGTAAGGATGCGAGACGTACTCTTGTTTTCTGCCCACCACTTAATTGAGAGAATGGAATTCCCCATAACTCAGCACCAATGTGAAGTACATTTAGAATCTTCTCCACATCCACTTCCCATTTGAACCCATCCATTTGTTCATAACGTTCCAACCAATCGCCATACTCTTCTAACAAAGATTGATTAGAATCCATTCTATTCGCACGGTGACCAAGTTCCTCTTCTAATCGCTTCATATGACACTTGATCTGATATAACTCGGTGCTATCATACTGCGCCGCTTCCAGCGTAGTCATTCTTAATAAGCCCTCCGAGGTTTGTTTCATAAAACCCCATTGCGATCGAGGGAGTCCACGTTCAATTGTCCCTTCCGTGGGTTCTTCCTCACCTGCTAATATTTCAAGAAGTGTTGTTTTGCCAACACCGTTGCTCCCAAATAGCGCTAGTCGTTCTCCTTCATATATGTCAATGTCCACTTGTTCAAAACAGACTTTCCCCTGCCATTCTTTAGCCAAATTTCTACCACGTACGATATTCATCGTCTACCATCATCCTTTCTAAATGTACAAAAAAACCGCAGGCATAGGCCTACGGTGAAAGGTTATCGATAAGATGACTTAAACAGAGAGAAACCGTCAAAGAGGCCACTTAGCCCATTTGTAACGATACACCCTAATTTGGACACACCTATCCTCACCCCTACACACCGTAGAGACTGCCTGTTTCAGTTACATGCAGTTTATTGAGAGAAATAGATGGTTTACTTCATGGGCGTCGTGGTTACCTCATCATTCGTATTTGTGAATTACTGGTTACAGTATATCAGAAGTAATTTGGAAATGGAACTCGTAGTTATGTAAGATGCTGTAAACGCAAAAAAAGACCCCCTTGCCGATGCACGGGGGCTGAATAAAGACGCTCGTTGCTTATTTACTTCGATACAAATCGATTACTTCTTATCATTAGTCTTATTGTCTTTGCTATTATCTGAATTCACTATCGTATTACCAGTTCGTTTATTAAATGCTAACTCGAATAATCCTGTAGCTGATAACCCTGCCAGCCCTCCGCCCCACAACCTTTCTACTGTCTGCAAATCCGTAAATGGGTAAAAAGCTAATCCCAACAGTAAGCCAATGAGCACCCCAACTAAAGGAACAATATTCTTAGGTAGATTTATCGTGATTTTGACCAGTTGAACAACCGCCATTACAAATACGGATAACAGCGTAGCAAAAGATAAGACATCATTTAGATTCTGATTCACCATAAGTTATCACTACTCCTTTTCAAATCAGCAGAATGAAGTGATTTACAATACCTTTGAGGGCTTCATAACTTGCTTAACGGTCAAGACCCCCTTGAGAATAAATATGTTGCAATTGTGATAATAGTCCACGATAGGACAAATTGATTGCGTTGTTAATTTCCTATCCATTCTGTTTCATTTGTCCTGAAGCCACCCGTAATTCATCAGCCAGTCTACCAATCTCCTGTTTATCTGCTGGTGTCTTGGCATTCCCCCAAGCTGGCTTAAGATATTTATCAATGATGGCATTGGCGTCTTTTTTATTTAGGTTTGATATCTCCTCATTGGAATAAAAGTCTTGCAAGTATTTCGTAGGCTCAACCACACCAATTTCCGTCTCCGTATAACCATATGAGGGGGAGTAAGCTTTACGAATCTCATAATGAAGATGTGCACCTGTGGACACTCCTGTACTCCCTTGAAGACCCACCTTTTGTCCTCTTTTCACCATATCCCCTACCTTTACCAAAACAGCAGACAAATGAGCATAACAATGAAGATAACCTTTGTTATCCTTGATTGCGACCACGATACCGTAACCTCCGAATCCTGAACCTTTCATTCCCTCTTTCGCATGAATAACTTCACCAGCTACAAATGCATTGATCGGAGCCATAGAGGGTGTCCTTACAAGATCAACGCCTTTGTGGAACTTTAGAATTTGATATACAGGATGCATACGCATACCGAATGGACTTGTTAGTCTGTAAGATTCAAATGGATTCATGATTGATCGCCACCCTTTTGTTTGAGAATAGAAATAATATCTTTAATCTTATTCGGTAGGGGCAGTCCCATCCTTCCATAATTCTCAGTCACTGAAATCAGTTCATTCGTCAAATAAAAATAAATCGAACCCACCATAATGACATCGGTCCCAAATAACTCGTCTAATCGGTGTGCCAGAATCACAACAAGAATCATGAGGCCCTTTTTAGCCAATCCCCAAAACCCAACGTTGCTGCTAAGGCCGTTACCGACTTTCAGCGAAGCAACTATCCCTGTTAAATAATCGATTACAATCGCAAGTAGAAAAAATGAAATCAGTTCAGACCATTCTCCTACCAGGTAAGTGGCTGCTGATCCTAAAAGGGCGATGCCCCACTTTAACAGCAAATCTACTCTATCCATGTCCCATCTCCTCCTATTTTGATATAAAAAAATAGCCCCCGAGGGTTCGGGGGCAAAAAAAATACGCCTGTGTGGCGTTGTGATAGTGCACAATTGCGTAGTTTCGTCCTACTATTCAGCATCGATTAAAAATTCCAATCCACTATCTATTAGAACTTCACGAACTCCTGTTTGAAGTGAAGAAGGAATTTCACTAAATTTCGTTTTCCCTAGAATCACACGTTGTGCAAAAAAATTCGCCATCATAACATTACCTCCTCTTCACTTCGACATGACCCCAATTAATTTGTTGATTATCACCTATATACCATCATAGCCATTTCAGCTATAACCTCATCTATAAAATCAGCTCTTTCAGAAATGGCTTGATTTTGTGCTGTTAAAAGTGTATTCTCTTGTTCCAACAATTCTATTCTCAGTTGATCCTCCGTCTTAGGAATCGGCTCGGGTTCGACGTACTCCCCTGCGATTTCTTCCGGTGTTTTCTCTCGAATAGCTTCGCCGTCGAATTTATATAGATATGAGTTGCTAGAATATAACTGCCATTCTTCGATAGTAATAGGTAATGCTGCTTCGGGTATATTCTCACCATGAATAGTGTTGACGTAAAACCCTGTTATGTTTCCCGACTCGTTAAAATCTGCATAATATTGCGTGACTGGCGGCGTATATAGTGGTGGTTCTATCGGTGTCATTTTCACTTCGTCTTTTTCTGGCATGTTCTCCATTCCTCCCTTATGTTCCAATTGCTATCCATCTAACATTCAAAGCATTTCCACCGTTATGTTTCACTTGGAAATCGCTAATGATTGGATTAAAAACCGAGACGGATACAACGTCTTGACTTTCCACTGTGGCCGTGATAACACTGACCCCTGTCGCCCATGCAATCGGATATATCGACCTAGTTAGTGTGTTAGCTGGAACACCAAATATCACACCCCACTGAATAAGAAGGCCATTTGCTAATTTTTGGTATCCGCTAGTCCCTATGCTGGCAGGGCTATTTCTGTTATGCCACATCTCATGCCCATTAAATGTTATCTTTTCCCCTTCTTGCGTCCCGAACATTATGTCTCCAATGTCATTAGCGAGAGTTAACCTTTTGTCACCCGATCCGCCGAAACCGAGCCACATTCCGCGCTTGTCTGGATCTGCTGATCTCGGATACATTGACAAGTAAACATGATCCTCCACCGTTAATTGCCCTGCGCCTGCTTTTAAGGCGAAACTATTACCCCCATTGGTTATAATTTGAGACTTCGTAAATACATTTACCTGATCTGTGTTAGCTAATCGACTATCTATAAATGGCTCGATAGCCTTCTCTAAATCGGCAATTACCGTGTACATAGAATCTGCATATGTTAGGACACCCGGTATCATAGGAACTTTTGTAGATGACGCGATTACGTAGTTATCCCCCGGCTCTAGTACGATTGCACCGCTTGTCTGTACCTTCTCAACCACCTGATTTGCTAGTTGATATAATAGATTATAAGGAGTCCACGCATAGGGATTATTGGATGTAGGTAAAACACTTGCGCCCGAACCATTAACAAATTCGCCTACTTGCGAGGCTAATGGTGCTGGAGTTCCTACACCTATATAGCGCCGTACCCACCCCTTAGATCCGACCATACTATAAGGCTCCGGAGTAGTGTTCCAAGTTTCTTGACGCACCATAACCCATCCCATGAAGTACGCTTTTATTTCATCGGCTGTCGGTATATATAAGTCACCCCAACCACTATCCCGACTAGAGATATCCAAGTATACATGTGGAATTTTATCTATCTGATTGTCAGTAGACCACATAGTAATAGTGTTTGGGATTTTAGGTACGGTATCATAAGTTGTTCCTGTAACCATCAGTTCTCCACTATAATCAGTCGCCCACGTTTTTCCTTCTGTGAATGGTATACCCGGATATGGGATAGGAGCTCCGACTCGTGTGATACCCTTAGCAGAGTTGTTGTATCTCCATGCTAGAGAGGCATCTAATACAACACTCCCAAAACTCAGCGTCTTCTGCGGCCTACCACTCACATACTCCAAGGTGTCTTTTACGCTTCCATCAGGATTACTAAATAGTTTGGTGTAGGCGGTTAGAGATGTTCTGCTCTGAGGCTTGAACGGTAAGGGTGTGTCTCCTTCCATAAGTGTAGGATTAGTAAGTGTTTGGCTGTCTTTTCTGGCATCTACGGTAAAGAACACCTGAGCATAAAATGCGCCTTCTGGTGCTACGTGCGTACCTTTAAATTTACGCATTCCTTGGGTCTCTGTTGAGAAACGTACACTGTTACTATCAGCCCAATACATGAACAGACTATCCGGCACTCCTGCGGCTTTGTCGATAGTTCCACCTAATGTATAAGACTTTCCGGGAATTATTGGAATCGATATACCCGCCTGTGCATAATTGGATTCACCAAATGATATTACTTTTGCAGTATACGGGGAAATAATGTCCATTTTAGAATTACCTGCAATACTTATTTGCCAACCCCCAAAAGCTGGGAGCAAGTTGCCCTGTACACTTATGAACGTCGGATTCGTTACTCCGTGGATCCCCGCTCCGACGTATGGGTATTTCATCCCAAGTTGCTCACCAGTCATTCCGTCGAGTAGCTTATATTCTGCTTCTGTTACCTCATACACACGCATACCATCAACAAAGAAATACTCACCTACCTTTCCGGATCCAACAACTTCAGCGGAGCCTGCAAGGTCGACTGCTGTGGTAAACTTAGTAGCCGCCGTTTGGAAAGTTGTTGTATTGGAGTTGTTCCCAAAATTTAGCGCTACCATATCTGAAATATCAACTGATTGAATGGCTATACCCTGCGTACCACTTAAAGTGCCATTCTTGACATCGGCTAAAATTATATAGAATTTTCCCTTCGAGTACTTTATTGGTCGAAAACCAGTAGAACCCATTCCTGCGCTACTTATCATCGTAATTTTAAGACTGTTATTTCCATATTTCTTAATAGCTGAATCCAAGTTAACATCAACTAGATATCTCACTAAGGAACCATCAATTCTTTCAAACCCTCCCCTATTTCCTATCAGGTTAATCAGAGTTCGTCCTTCGACCTTCGGAAAAGCAATCGCCGGAGCCTTTCCACCTTGTATAACTTGTGTTCCGGCGTTGATCGTTGCTGTGCGTTCTGCGGATGTGGTGTTCTGCTCATATTCCACCAAATGCGCAGCAACAGTATCATTTACACTCTTAACCGCCTTCGGCGTAGCCGCCTGCGTCTCTGACGTACTATCTACTGCACTATTCAGTTGTGTGATACCTTTTACCGTTAACGATGCATCAGGAATATCTAAGTCAATCCCCGCAATCGCTTCAGCTATTTTCCCCTCCACATATGTCTTCTCTGCTGCCTTACTTTGCAACTCCTGAAGTGACTCAGCTGTCAAATTCATGAACCAGTTCAGCCACGCCGCAGGCGGGCGATCTTCTACTTCCCATCCTATATTCCTTTTGGACTCGGGAGGCTCAATTCCAATTGCTCCCCATTCTGGTGCTTGTTTATTAAATGCCACGATAACCCCTCCTATATCGGTAATTCGTAATCATTGCCTGGTACATATACTTCTCCGAGCGTGCCACCAACGGTCATATCTGGATCAGATAATCCAAAGATATCCTGTTGTAATCCATCATAAATGGATGACAACCGAAATGTACCTGCCAATTCAATTTGAGCAACATTAACGCCAGCGGCTACTGTCTTCTGAATGATCTTCGCAAATTGCAATGGTGACATTCCCACCTCATTCAGTCTTTTCATGGGCATTCGTATTAATGATAGAGATGCCGGTTCCGGATCATGCAGATCACTGAACTTTTCTTGAATCTGAATATCTTTATAATCACAATCCAAAGCCAAGGCAAGTACTCGTATAATCGTGTTAATGTCTGTTTTCGATAGATTTCTAGCGATCTTAGACTTTAACAGCACTCTGTACACTTCATCTGTCGCAGCACCACGTGGTTGAATAACATTCTGCCCGATACGATCCAATGTCGACCCTTGAGCTTTATCAATGTCCCGCCACTCACGAACCCTCTCAAGAGAAGTATTTAACTCATCCATCTGACCGTACAGAATACCGATTAATTTGCCGATATTACTGTTCGGGTTCTTGTTGAACACATCCGCGAACCGCGACATCATGTCCTTCACACTAAACATGACGATTCACCACAATGTCCTTGGCGTTAATCTGCGCGACTTGATACCGTTCTAAAGTAACGTTAGCCTCTTCCAGAACATCGTTTTTACCCACTTTTAACGTAAAATCCTCTATACCTTCAATCTGATCTACTGCACTGACCAACTTGTTGTATACAGCAGGTGCGCCCATCGATAGTCCATTGTAGTAACTACCGCCATCTTCTCCACCGATGTAACGAACAATAGCTGAACGGATCCGCTCATCCCCATCTGCGGGGTACTGTTCATTGGTCGTAAGAGTGACAACAACCTGTAAGACCACTTCTTGCGCTCGACTGAATTTCACCTCATGACCATACCCACCAATATCTAAGACCGTCTTCATAACATCTCCGTAAGACTCGATGCCACCCGCTCCGGTTGAAAATATAACTTGTGCAATCTCGTCATCATCTCCACCAAGCACATAACATTGATAGGTATGAGGAGGACGCCCCGCAGTGTCCAATTCATTAGTGAAATTCTGAATAACCGTTGCTGCTCTAACTGTACTAATTCTGAGTAAAGCACCAATTAGGGCGTCAATCGAAGCCGCACCTCCACCCGCAACCGACTGAGTAAATAAATCTCGAAATTCCGAGTCTGTCATTTTCTCTCGTCCACCTGTGGTTGGTACTGCATTGGTCACTCCCGTAACATCTGGGGTTGGATTCACAATGACGATAATCGAACCAACAGATACATTACCACCCTGACCTGGTTCTACAGCTTCAATAGGAACTGTTGCTATGCCGTTGCTATCAAGCGTTATATCTTGCGTTGTATCGAAGTAGACTTTCGCTTCTGTTGCGACACGAAATCCTTGTACCAACGTGTGACCCGCTGCTCCCATCAATTGAACAGAACCTCTAGCATATTGATCTAAGACCCGAGTGATGCCCACATGAGGTCCCAATCGATCCAAGCTACTGCCTTCTGCACTATTGATATAACTACTGTTGTATACATCCTCTGCTGTGACCCATAACTTTGAGAGAAACCATGCAAAGATACGTAGAATAATGCCTAACGGTGATCTTTCGGAAGTATTCACTTTATCCCCAAATGTCTCTTTAGCCTTATCATTCATTTCTGCAAAAAGGTCCTCGAACCGTCTGCGCTTAAACCCTGTTCTATCCAGCACCAATACTCACCTCTTTCGCTTGTATCCGTTCTCCCTCTGTACTTGTAGCATCAAACGTTACCAGTAGCGTCCTGGAGTTCTTCTCGACTGTGAAGTTGATTAAATCCACAGACTGAATTCGTTCTTCCTGCATCAGTCCCTGTGTTAGTTCTTCACGCATCTCTTCCTCATTTATCTGTTTGCCCAGAAATTTAGAGAATGTAATCCCCATGTCCGGGTTCAGAAACCATTCGGCCTTATTCGTTCCAATTCCAATGTGACAGCACTGAGAGATCTCCTCTGTACCTTCCACCATCAGTAAATTACCCGAGGTACTCATTAGAATATCTCCGGTCTCACTCAACTTTAAAGACTGCATGCAAACACCCCCACAATAACAGCGTCATTCACGTCATGTCTTCTTTCTGTATCTACGGATGCGACCTGCCCATTCAGAGCATTCTTGATTTCCCGATCAGCACACACAACATATACCGTATCTCCTGATTTAAGAGATGGTCTGTAGACCTGTTCTATCTCATTCACTTTGAATCTATGCCCAAGTGTTGGAACACTCTGAATCATCGCAGGTTCACTTTCTGCTGTTCGGACCAACGGCTGCACATCAGCCTTACATGTGACTTCATCAAATGAAATGACACGACATGGGAAGCCCACATGAACTGCACTCAATTGATGAACCATCATCTGAGCTATTACTTGGGACAATGTTGAAGCAGGATCATTTTTCACATGATCGCCTCCATTTCCGTAGTGAAGTCCCCAGTGCGACTCATATGATGCTTACCACTCCGAACATGTAAGCGGCCTTCAAATTGTGGAGTAACTAGCTCAATAACCGAAGCGGTTGTAATACGGTGCTGTAATTGTGATTTGAGATTATATCCTTTGAATCCACCCTCTTCAAATCGTTCTGGCTTCCCAATTAAGCCCGTCCCTTTGGATAATCGGAATACTTTGTCCCCTGCACGACGCAAACTTCGCACGTAGAGTTTTCCTTTGTTAATAAAAGCCGATGTGCCACAATCTTTCGCCACCTTAGCAAGGATCTCAATGACAATCCCCTTGGCTGTGTAACCCTCTTTATACTGGTAGTCCACATTCAACTCCATTTGAGCTATTGGTAGCTTAATAATTTCTGCCAATTGCTTGATGATATAGCTAGCCGATGTATTCTTAGCAAATGCCGTCTCGTTCATTTCTTTCTTAGCGTAATTCTTATCCTCACTGTCTAACACAAAGATAGATGTCACCTTATCCACACCATCCCATTGTGTCTCTACCTTTGAGATGTAGCCCTGAAGCATAAGACCTACGTCTCCACGATAACCACCATTCATTTGCAACAGGGCATCACACTTGATGTTGTTCAGCGTCTTATCCGATAAGTTCCAAATCTTAATCTCACTCTCATTGGGCAAACTATCATTATCAAAAGGAATGGTAGCTTCCATTGCAAAATCATCCATGCTGAATTTACGATTGGCGACAATCATTTCAGTCACTCGCCCAAAGTTAACCATCCTCTTCCTCCCCATTTTCAATGACATATAAAAAAACACTCTCAGAGAGTGTTTCCCATGTCACATCTATACTGTTCTCAGATTCATCGTATGGGATGATCGAGACTTTAGGGAAACGATGATCCATGACGTCATAAAAGAGGGACATCGCATAGATCAGCTTCTCTCCTACAATTAATATTTCCCCATCTCGTTCTAAATCGACTGTAAAGAAATCATAATCCTCGTTGTAATTCACTTCAAAGGAAAACACCTCGTCTGCAAGTGAAACATCAAACCGATATGGAATAAGATTCTTTTCAATATCAATATAATTCATACATCCTCACCCTCCCCTACATCGGCATTTCCCACTGAGTTCCCCTCTTATGTGTGGATTTCGGCACCTTTGGCTTTATCGTCTTCTTCGAAGGCGTCTTTACCGTATTCGAGTTACTATTACTCCCCTTAGTCGTACTATTCTTTTTGCTAAGAGGTTGCTTAACTCCAGCGTTCGCAGCCTTGGCGACTTGTGCTTTAATGGGTGCAGGAAGAGGAACCTTAACATAAGATGAACCGGCAATCCGAACTTCCTTCATGCTCAAAGTAAACGCGAAACCATTCATTATTGTATGATCATGCTTAGGAGAGAATCCTGAGATTAATCCTCTAAAAGTGGTTCGACCCGAAAACTGAACTATCTCACCTTGATCCTGAGCCTTCACAATCATCGCCCTTATACTGACCGCATTATCACCAACAATAACGCCGCTAATCGAAAGTGTCCTGGCTTTACGCTGAACATGGTCGCTAAGATCGATATCCCTATCCACGGGTTGATCCGTGATTTCTACTTCATAACTCGGGCTCTCATCTTCTACTAGAATGTAATGACCGTTGAGTAATGCCATTATCCCATCGCCCCCAATCCGTTACGACGTAGTACACTTTCCAATATTTTTTGAACTTCTTGGGCAACAACAACGCCCATATTCTGTGCACTTGGCAGCGTACCTGAGCCACCTTCTACGGTGACTGGGACAGTAACATTAATGGATACTCCACCATTACTTGATGCTACTCTAGCAGGAAAGTTTCTTGCTGGATCTGAGGATGAATAAGCTTTGTTCTCCGCAGCAGTCATGACTCTTTCACCCTTATGGAGTTCAGCAATATAACCATCAAAAGGGACGTTAGCTAAACCTAGAGCATGTCTACCATCAACAGCAGGACCACCAACTCCTCCTGTAATAGCACCTGTAGAAGCCGACCCTTTAGGAATAGTAGGAATTGTAGGGATGTTGATATTAAGAGGTCCTCCCAACCAATCCGGAAGATCAATACTCAGCGCACTATTGATTTTTTCAATCATGCTGTTTATTTTCCCAATAATCCAATTGATTCCTGTTACAAAACCTCCCTTTATCCCTTCCCACATCCCAACAATTCCTTCAGAAATATTAGTCCATAAATTAGATGATATGGTCGAAATTTGATCCCATATACCGGAAATAGTGTTAAAGATATTAGTTACAAACGTCGTCACACTGGTGACAATAGTAGTCCAAATTGTTGTTATTGTTGTCCAAATTGCCGTAAACACTACAGTTGTAGACAACCAGATCTGATTCCAATAGGTAGATACCAGTGTTACAATCCAACTAATTGAACCTGTGATCGCCCCCCATATTGCTAATCCCCACGTTACAAAAAAAGTAATAATCGAACTGAATATGGACATGGTGAACGCTACAAATGTCGTCCAAATTGCAGACAGCCAAGGTCCAATAGTTCCCCAATTTTTAAAAATCAGGATAACACCAGCCATTGCAGCACCTATGAGTAATGCTAATCCTATAATAGGAAGGAGTGGAGCTATCATTGCCCACCCAGCTACCGCTGAAGCCCACATAGCTGGAGCCATGGCCACCATAAGCACTAGTGCGACAGCGCCAAGAGCGGGTACCAGAACATCAAGATGATCAATAAAGAATCCCACAACTTCAGAAGCAAATTCTAACAGGGGTACAAGTAGCAATCCCAGAGGGATAAGAAACCCTGTCTCAATCTGCCTCCCTATCGTTTCGAGTGCTTCTCCGGGTGAATCAAAATTCGTATTATTCATCTTCTCCATCGTGTCCTTCGTCATATCAAACTGACTTCGAGCTGTCCCCATCGCAGCAATAATAGGTGCATCTAGGCTTTTGAATTGATCCCCCATCAGAGCCACACCTATTGAATTCCGTTTCACAGGATCTTCAATCTTTGAAAGCATCTGCATAATTCCTGAGAATGATTCCTTAGCCTTAGGCCCACCAGCAGTAAAAGTACTGATCATTTGATCTGCATTCAGACCGAGAGATTCGAATGCCTTTCTCGTTGCATCAGATCCATTCGTAGAAAGAGTACTGAATTGTCCAATAGCGGCACCCACCGTATCTAGACTAAGTGCACCATTATTCGACCCAGCGGCTAAAGTATCGAACATTTCATTAGCAGTGAATCCCAATTCCTGAAACGGCTTAGAGTATTGATTAGCCGTCTCCACAAGCTTGCCTGATCGATCCAGTCCACTTTGCGCTCCTTGTGCTAAAAGTCCCATGGATTGTTCTGAAGTAACGCCGAAAGTTTGCATCATCGTATCTGCTGTTTTAACAGATTCTGTGACACTATAACCAAAAGCGTCCTTTAATAACAAAGCATTCTTTGTTGTATTCTGTAAGTCGATCCCGGTCTGCTTCGTGATCTGCATCGTTGTTGATATAGCACTCCCTAGATCTTCCCACGACTTCCCAAAATTATCTTTGTACAAATTATTAGCAACAACCTCGGTGGCCTTCATCTGTTCGTTTGTAGCACCAGTTGCTTGTTGAATCGTCGTCATCGCATTCGAATATTCATCCGCTGCGGCTATTGCTTTCTTTCCTATGGATATAGCATTACCAACAACGTTTAGTTTTTTGACTAGATCCGTTAACTTCATCGTCTCTTTTTCAGCAGCTTCGATTCCAATATTAATAACTTTGATGTCTATCACATACGTACGATTACCGATGATTCCTTCACTCAAATAAACCACCTCACATGAAAGAAAGAGCACCCAAATTGGGCACTCATTTCTTATTCATTTCCTTTTTTTGATGCTCCATATAAATATCCAAGGCTGCATTGGCTTCTGCAAGATCGTCATTGTCCATCTTATCCAGATCACTGTACGAAATCTTCATGTCAGATAACATGAGCCGCCACATGAACCAATTTTCTTTAGCTTTCCTGCGAGCTTCCGCCTTGCTGATGGTCATCCGATTCACCATCCTCGTCTTGTCCGGAGATGAATGCATAGGCCGCATTGATGACTTCGGTGTATTCTTTATAGTTCGAGAAATCATCAATTTTCAATTTAGGATTAACAACGACATGCTTTAGCACTTCTTCGGCTAGACGTTCCTCCAGAACGACGCCGTGTTTGTTCATCGCTGCATCCTTGATTTTGGATACGGTACGCACTCCCGGATGCTGGAACATATATTCTTTCTCCAAAGCTTTGGATGTATAATTTTTTTGTTTAAACATGAATGATCGTCTCCTTTAATTTACTCGACCACATGGTCAAGACATTGAATTTCATACTGGCGGTCTTCTGCTTCATTACCATAGGTACGTGTTGCCGGCTTTTTAACAAACGCTTGCGTAACTGTGATGGTCTCTTTAGGTTCACCATTGAAAATAATGGAGATAGGCACAAGAGTACCCGTCCGTGCTAACTTGTCTAGGTATGCCACCTGCGGACTTGTTGGAAATAATGTCAAAGTGAGTGTCCCTAATGGGTTATTCACTTTCGTCATAACTACATCACCCTGAGACCCTACCTTAGCCGTCTGCGCATCTTCATCCTTCTCAAATTCCACCATATCTTCTGAGAATCCAGTAATATATATCCCACCAATGGTCACCGTCAGGTCCATCGGATCATAAGTTGTTGCCATATCTATCTCTCCTTACAGCTTAATTACGCCGCTTATTTTAGTTTTGTGAATAGCTCCTGCCAATTCGAATGAGAATGAACCGTCATTGTATTCCCGCTTCTCACGATCCGCTGGATCGACTTGAGAACGTGATTTGAAAGTAGTGCTATAGAGTGGTAAACCATCCTCATCTCGAGCAATCATGCCATTCATATCCGCACGCTTCAGAACCGTCTTCACTTCGCCCTCAATCTGAGAAATCCCTGTGTTGTCATAGCGAACCTTATCTTGTCGATTGAATAGCTTCTGTACAGCAAGTTCAATGCTCTGCGTGATATAGTCTTGGGAATGCATAATATCGATAAACTCCCCACTAACGGTCTTCCCTTCACTTGTAACGTCATCACCTGCTTTAGTGACATAGGTATTTGCACCAAGATCGTGAATACTCAGTAATTCCGTTGTATCCATATCTACAGGTATAATGCCTCGCAAAGTCAGGTTTTTCCACGTCAGACTCCCTGGAGCTGTTGATGCTGCTCTACCTACCCATGCAGCCTCAGGATAATTAGATACATCTTCATGATAGAACAGGGCCGTACGTGTGAATTTCTTCGCCTTCAATGTAGCAAGGTTCGCTTTATCACTACTATGAGCAATAAACATCCGTGTACCATTCTGCTCCACTGCTTCAGCAATGGTTGTAATGTCCGCAATCGCTGTAGATGTAGACAGAAGGAAATACCAATCCTTCGTAAATACCTTACCTACCAAATCCTCTAGTGTTTCTCCAACCGTCTTATGAAGCATGATGGCAATTTCAGCGGGAGAGTTATCTCCTTGATTCAAGAGCGCATAGGCCGCCTTGTACACTTCGGTATTCTCAGGAAAATCTTTCTTAACCGCTTCTAAATCTGCATACGTTGTATACTCCAACCCACTTACGCTTGCACCAATAATCATTGGTTTACCAAAACCAAGCTTAGGTGTCGGACGTTGAATATCAATCGTTACTGTTACATCACTTCTTACTGACACATTCCTCAACTCCTCTGAATTTTTGTTTGTTCAATCCATTCCAAATCTGACTCCAAGATATCTAGGGTTCGGAACTCTACGTCAAATCCATGTCGACGCTCCCATACCGTACCGTTCTGAATATCTCGATTCGTTACCGATCCTACTTTTGCTACCACCACATTAACCTTTTCTTTCAGATCTGCATGTCCCCTTGACTTAAACCAATCACGAGCTGTCCAAGCATTCTGTAATCGGACGACCGCATCGTCATCGAAAGATAGATAAGTCATTGTGAAATGTACCGTCTCACTCTTAACAAGCTTATCTCCTAATTGCATGACGACTGGAAATCCCCGACTACTATGGAACACATCTGAGAATTCGCAGGTGATCAATGCACCTTCTGGGTTGTCACCCGTTCCATTCGTTACAACAACTTCCTGACCGACATGTGCAGATAACCCCGCAATAATAATGGTACGAATATCCTCCAGTGCAAGCATAGGAACCTCCTTTCTTTGATGAATAAATCATAGAGTGGTCTTACCTCCGCTCCCCCGCACCGCACCCTTGACGATTCACGTCTAAGGTCAATGAACTGACCCACAGCACAGCCGAGTTCTGCAACGATAAGGGGTAGCAGATACACCCGAGAGTGTGTTCCTCTCTATGAACCTACTATATCGCGCAACCCCCGCCAGAACCCTGCCACGTTGCCGCCACTTTACCGTCACTGTTGTCAAATCACTCCCCAGAGCTTCAAGCTTTCGGTAATCATGCTTACACCCTTCTCGATCCTACGGTCTACGGTTCGCTCACTCATGATGCTGCGAAATTGTATAGATGTAAGTACATAACTACGCGACTTGAAGTATCGGTGTTCGATGATACGTTTCACTTCGTCATCTAATATAAGAGAGTGTGCTAGAAGTACGTGTTCAACCAAGTGCTTATAGGATGTATTCACTTGTTGCTCTTGTATGGTTAGATCTTGTTTATGCGATAAACCCATAACCATCTGGCACATCTTAGGATAATCTCTCAAAAGTGCTTTCGTAGCTTGTTTATCATGTTTAGTGACTGCGGATAATACAACGTTCATGATGTAGCCCCCTCAATCCATATGGTATAAATGCTCTGATTCAATAAACTAATAGTAAATCCCAATACTTACCTCATATAAATAATGTAAGGTAATCACGACAATTTGTAAAAGTTCATATTCCGTTAAATTTGCCCATTATGAATTGAAAACGTCCTATTTGTCGTTAATTCACGTCTCAAACCTCATCATTACGTGTATTTACGTCATTATTAAGTATTGTATGACCGTCTTTAAGGGGTTATAATAATATACACATGTCGGCAATACCGACAAAGGATGAGGGAGTGGACAAGGTGAATATCGGGGATCGAATCAAAGAACAACGCAAATCAAACAAACTTACACAAGCTGAGTTAGCAGAACAAGCGAACTTGTCCCGCTCATATCTAGCAGATATCGAACGAAATCGTTATAATCCAAGTGTAGATACTTTAAAATCAATAGCGAACGCACTTCATATTAATCTCTCTCTATTAATTGAAGAACAACCAGATGACAAAACCATAATACCCGAATGGGCAACCTCTAAGGACAAAAGAGACTTCAAGAAAATTCTTGAGGATGATGGAGAATTGATGTTTGATGGGATACCACTGAATGAGGAAGACAAACGCAAAATTAAAGATGTGCTCACGGGATTGTTCTGGGAGGCCAAACATATGAACAAAGAAGCACGCAGATTGGGTCAAGAACAGCGACAAAATAATAAAGACTAACGATAGGGTGAATGCTATGGATGAACTTGTTAACAAACTTATTCGTAAACACAAAACCAATGACCCTTTCGCTATTGCTCATAACATAAACATTTCCATTCGTTATGCTGATCTAGGCAATCATACGCGGGGCATTTATCATAGAACCCTGCGTCGCAGATTCATCATCTTACATAATCAGCTATCACCCGAATGGCAACGTTTTATCTGTGCACATGAACTAGGTCATGATCGCCTTCACAAAGGGATTAATCGATTCTTCATCGATGAGCATTCTTTCTTTCAAGCAGGGAAATATGAGCGACAAGCCAATCGATTTGCCGTACATCTGTTAACTGCATCTGATTCCCTAGATCCCAACGAATGCGTACAGCAGTTTTTACAACGAAACCACATTCCTGAAGAAGTGTATCCTTTTTATTATTAATATCTTTCGCACGCCTCAAAAACGAACATAAGTTCTCATTTAAATCTTCTTCATCTAAAAAAAGACAAATAAAAAAGCCCTTGATGACCAAGGGCTTTACATTTAAAACAATGAAGCGGGTGATGGGAATCGAACCCACGCTATCAGCTTGGAAGGCTGATATTTGTGTATTTCAAATACTATCACCATCATTCAAACTTAAGCTTTAAAAGAAATTAGAGATTTAACAACTATCAGAAGTAGTCAGAAACTATCAAAATATTTTTATTGTCTGCCCCATTTTTGCCCCATTGGATGATTATTAACAGTGTTTCATATTCGCTAGTTATTTTGCTTTAAGTAAGAGCCTCGGATTTTTCGGGGCTTTTCGTTCATTCTCATTGGTAACCAAATAATTCATTTGATAAACTAAGATCAATCAGCATATAATTACGAATGTATGTTCTCAATTTTAACTTTGGAGGAATAACAATGGCTCTGCCAAAAATGATTGTTGATGCTGATCTAGAACTTATAAAGTTTTACATCATACTTCCTCTTATTTTAACAACATTCGAGAGGGATCATAAGATTATTAAAGACTTTGACATATTGAAGACTCCTGACCCCTATTTAGAGGTAATAGAACGGGCTATGGATTCAGTTACGAAAGATTTGGCGGTGATTAGAAAGGGTTTTAAGGATCGTGGAATAAAGGTTTATGATGAACACCAGATGTCCAACGGTGTTCACGCAGAGTATCTGTGCAGGGGATATCACGGTAAGATGCATCTACAATGGGGTTTAATCAAAGCTGAGGTATTTGTTCTAATGAGAAAGCACTTAGGACTTGATGTGAGCAAATATAAAGATAATGGAGATATGCGAAGTAATTTCGGTGAAAAATGACCGCTGAGGTGAATACCTTGGCGGTTCTTTCTCATTACCCATAATCACTAATCAAGTTTGAAAAACCATCCATTTTCTATTGCAATGCGCATTGATGCGTGTTATAATATTATTAGGAGGTGAGGGGAACCAAATGAAGAGTTATTCTTCAAGAGAGGTATTACGGATACTGAAAGAAAACGGATGGTACAAAGTACACACCGTAGGCGATCACTTCCAATACAAACACCCGACCATTAAAGGAAAAGTTACTATAACTCATCCGGTCAAAGATGTTGCAATACATATCCTAAAGGATATTGAAAAGAAAACTGGGCTGAAATTTTAGCCCTTCCCTTTCTTTTTTTATATAAAGAATTGTTGAAAACGATGGAATTTATTCCAAAAAGAGAAAGGTCTGATCATATTGAAGAAAAACTATTCTTATCCAGCCATATTAAACTTCACTGATAAGCATATTGAAATATCGTTCCCTGATTTGGAAGAAGCCCTGTCCCAAGCAGATAACATTGAGGAAGCAGTACGACGTGCGAACGAGGTTTTAAAACTCACTATATTAAGCCGCATTGAGGACAAAGAAATAATACCAGCGGCAACGCCATTGAACGCTCTAAAGCTAGAAGAGAACCAACGGACTATCATTGCCTCTACAACCTTAGTTGAGAAGATCAATTATGTGAAGAAAAACCTCACAATTCCCGATGATCTCAATGAAGCTGCTGAGATAGCAGGATTGAACTTTTCACAGGTGCTTCAAAAGGCTTTAAGAGAAGAATTAAATCTAAAGTAAATAGTTAAATCAGATATCACCATGTTACCAGTCTATGCTATAGTCTGACTAACTGGACTACCTGAAATTCACCCGCCTGATGAGTCCGTAACAGTGAAGGACGAAACCTACCGACTTATGTCGGGATGGTCGCGGATAACCACTAATAGATAGCAGTGAAATTAAAGGAGTTGAAATCCATATGAAATTCGGAATGCGTAAGCCTAGCCTAAAGAAACGTATAGCAGCACGTACAAGCATTAAGAGGCAAATCGTCCATCGTGCTGGGCTAAAGATGCCAAGGGGCTATGGATGGCTGAGAAGTCCCAAGAAGGCTGTATATAACAAGGTATACAACAAAACCACGTTTGATATCTTCAAGGTGATCAAGAAACTATTCAAGTAGATTTGTGGATATATTTACCTAGTGCTGATAGAATGGTAAAGTCATTTATTATCAGATATTGGGGGAATTTAAGTTGAAAAAATCATTTAAACTTGCGATACTTGCTATCGCTGCTATTACCATGTTAGCTGGATGTAGTTCAGAAAAGACTGCAATTAAAAATGAAAACCCGGTCCAAGCTAAAGTAGAAGATCAAACTGCTACACCAGAGGCGGGAAAGGTGTCTGAAAAAGAACCGGTAGTGCCTGAGGAAAAGGTCGAGGACATTTGGACTTACTACAATGATACAACTTGGTCAGATGATTTTAATGGGATAATATCTACGATAGAAAAAGTCGTTGTTTCGGATAAAGTACCTAAGGATGGAAATAAAGATGATCCAACAGCCTCAGCAGTCGGCGTAGTAATGAAGATCGAAAATACGACAGAAAATATATATACTACCTATCCCGATCAAGCTGAACTCGTTACCTCTACTGGCGAGCAGATCAGTGCCGATATGTTTTATTCAGATCATCTTGGCGGCGAGTTGGAAGAAGGTGTAATTAAACAAGGAAACGTAATATTTTCCTTACAACGCGGTCATGCGGCAGATATCAAATGGATCAAAATGAAATGGTACGTCACAGAAGGTGATGGTATGCAGATGGATGCAAAACGGAAGGAATATTCAGTAAAGCTCGAACTTAAATAGAAACAAAAAAAGGCACCTCTTAGAAGCTATCGGATGACCATTGGGTCAAGAGACGAACTTCTAGAGGTGCCTTTTTCTATCTATCCAACAAGGCTTGTTATTCAAATTCCCAAGCGCTTACGAATTTGATTATCCGTTTTGTTTTGACTGTCCTGAAGCTATACGTAGCTCATCAGCCAACCGCCCAACATCTTTACGTTCCGCCGGTGTCTTAGCCACGGCATATGCGGGCTTTAGGTAAGTGTCAATAATTTTATTTGCATCTACTTTTTTCATCTTTGGTTCTTCCTTTCCTAATCCATCTAATTCAGCTTTGATCATGGGTAGAAAACTATTCTTAGCGGAAGCGATTGTATTTCCATCTCCCCAGAAGTTTGTACCTGGACATGATTTGCTTGATTTGCCATGTGTGTAATCATTAAGCCTTAACCCTTTACTTGTATACCAAGCGTGATAAACGATATGGTCCGTGTCGATGGGCATCTTAAACCTCTCAACTAAACATGCGTATAAGTGGATAACAGCTTGTTTCTGTGCCGCTGTAATCTTGTCCCCACCTTTATCAAAGTTGCCTATGATCTCAACACACAACATCCCTGTATTAGCTCCAGCCATACCAGCTGGAACCTTACTCAAGTCTCGATCCAAACTAATTGCAATCTTTCCGTCTTCAAATACTGTGATATTCTGACCGGTGGCAGACCACCCGTTAGTATTAATATGAAAGTCTCTCATGCCTTCCAAGCACTTAAAGTGATCCTGTTGAGCAATACCCATCACCATTTTTCTCGTAGTATAATTTGGACTGGCCGTATGATGGACTTGAAGCTTATTGATGGTTCTCGTGATTCTTTGATCGCTTAACCAATTACGAAATTCACCACACTCAAGTAATAGATAGTTACCTTTTTTGATCATTTCTGTTCGCCACCTTTTTGCTTAAAGATAGCTATAATCTCCCTGATCCAGTTAGGCATAGGTAATCCAAGCCGTCCATAATTCTCTGTTACAGATATAAGCTCATTAGCAAGATAAAAATAAATGGATCCTATCATGATCACATTAGTACCCATCAAGACATCTAGCCTGTGTGCCAATATCACAACTAGTAGCATAAGCCCCTTTTTAGCAATCCCCCAAAATCCAACATTGCTACTAAGGCCCTTACCTTCTTTTAATGAAGCAAAAATTCCGGTCACATAATCGATCACAATCGCAAAAAGAAAAAATGATATCAATTCAGACCACCCACCTAATAGATAAGTTCCTGCAGATCCTACAAGTGCTATTCCCCACTTTAAAAACAAATCCAATCTCTCCATTTCATTTCCCCCTGTTCAAAATAAATAGCCCCCATATAGTTATGAGGGCAAAATAAAAACACCTTGATGGGTGCTGTTGATGTTGCGTATAATCATCCGTTTGCTCATTAAGTGGTTAGAATTTCAATAACAGTTACTCGCAAATTGCCTACGTTTGGAACTTCATCAATTGTATATTTCTCCGCAAGAATTAATAGTGCGTATGATTTAACAATTGAACTATTTACTGTGAATGTCATTTTTAAAAACTCCTTTGTTTGTAGTATGAATAGCTTAATCAGTGAGAACATTTGAAACGACCTCACGCAAGTTTTGGAAGTTTGGCACATCGTTAATCGTTTTCAAACCATTTTGAATAAGCAACGCATAATCCTTTACTAACTTGCTATTTTCGGTAAACATTATGCCACACCTCCCGTCAATAACAGCACCATTTCAAATAGTTCGGCGTTACCTTGGGCGGTTTCAAGTCGCAATTGTTCAATCTCAGTCAGTGGCACATCCTCAAAGATTGGGACATTGGGTGTGACCGAAACATCTACCGACACAAGTCTTTTCTTTTCGGGCACCTCAATCCATAAAAAAGGTAGTCCAATCGGTTCTCTGACATCACCATTCATTTGAGAAATTATATAGCCTGTACCATCATATATCACTAACGTATGCATTTATAAAACCTCCTCATTTAAATTACTCAAATGCGTACCAATTAAAAGCCCCATTAAGACCACTTCTAATCGGTAATGTGAATCCTGTTGCATTGACATAAGAGCTATATGATACTCGCCATGCGCTACTCCCTGATACTGATACCTTACTATTATCCGCTGGATCGATAAAAGACTCATGATATGCACCGTGATAAGCGTATTGGGACTCTCTAGATGGTATAAAGAATATAAGACTAGGTTTAAAAGTAAGCCCGGAAACCATAATATATGACTCCGATTGCAGATCACCTAATCCTGCCCGATAAAAATATTTTGTGTCTGCCGATGAATTAACAACCCCTGATGCAAATTTTTTACCTGAAGGCGCATTTCCTCCCGAATAATACCCTGCGGGTACACTTGCGCCTAACGCTAAATTAAACAACCCTCTATCGGGCATAGTCCCTGTTACAATTCCATTTTCTGTGCCAATAGTATGAGGTGATAACACTTGAGAAGCTATCGCTGTTCCATATTCACCCCCTTCACCCAATAACTGAAAAGACGTTCCATCCCAAAAAACCGTATATACCCCTACTTTAAGAGTCGCGTCCGTACCACCTGGTTTCTTGATCCCCTTTGCACTACCTATGGATGATACGTTGAGTGTTGCGACACCAGTAGATGCTGCGTTGACCTTTACTGTAAACTTTTGATTAGCGGCTATGGTTTCCGTGGTTGTAACGCTATAGGCATTACCTAAATTTGTAGTAGTACCTAAGTGAGGTACTTGCTTTGCATTGTCCGCCTTATGCGACACAACGATTTCTTGCAGAGTTTCGAATTCGCTACGCGAAACAACCTTTACCCATGCTCCTTTCCAAGCGTTGTTTGCTTGAGAACTACGCTCATAAACAGCTCTGATTCCTGTTCCACCATTGTCAAACGTGATTCGTTGCACAATAAGATAATCACTCGATATCTTTACCGTTTGTACTAATGCGGTATCTGTGCCAACGTGGCCCGTAGCTATTTTCCAAGGATCGGCCAATGTAATAGATAAACTAAATGCGGTAATGCCGATTGGATAGGTCCCTGGAGTATCGATTACAAGTTTAGGAGTTATTGTATTTACTTTTTCTGTTGTAACCCCAATGTCGCTAATAGCTTCGCGTATCTGTTCATCCACATAAGTCTTCTCTGCTGCCTTTGTCTGCAATTCATGCAGAGATTCAGCCGTTAAATTCATAAACCAATTCAACCATGCTGCAGGTGGTCTGTCTTCAACTTCCCAGCCTGTCTCACGCTTGGATTGTGGTGGTTCAATCCCTTTTGCTTTCCAATCAGGTGCTATTTTTTCATATGACAATTTATTCGCCTCCTATATCGGTAATCCATAATCGTCGCCTGCAACATATACTTCACCCAAAGTACCACCCAGTGTCATTTCTATATTTCCGAGACCAACGGAATCATTTCTAAGCTGTTCATAAACAGGGGATAACCTGAATGTCCCCGCTAATTCGATCTGAGCAACTTTCACTCCGGCTGCCACTGTCTTTTGAATGATCTGTGCAAACTGTCTAGGTGACATGCCAACCTCATTCAACCTTTTAATTGGCACTCTGATTAAAGAGAGTGCCGCTGGTTCTGGATCTATAACAGCACTGAATTTCTCTTGAATGCGAATATCCGCAAAATCACAATTCAGAGCTAAAGCAAGTACGCGGATGATCGTGTTAATATCTGTTTTTGATAAGTTACGAGCAATTTTTGATTTTAAAAGCACTCTGTATACCTCATCTGTCGCCGCCCCTCGTGGTTGTATTACATTCTGTCCGATGCGGTCCAACGTCGTTCCTTGGGCTATGTCAATGCTTCGCCAATCACGAACCTTTACTAAGGCGCTGTCTAAGTCATTCATTTGCCCATGCAAAATACCTATTAATTTACCAATATTGCTGTATGGATTTTTATTAAAGGCATCCGTAAACCGAGACAACATATCTTTTAAACTAAACATGACTATTTACCTCAATATCCACTGTTCGGGTCTGAGCGACTTGATAACGTTCTAATGTGATATTGCCTTCAACTAGGATATTATTCTTGCCTATCTTTAAGGTAAAATCTTCAATTCCATCAATTTTACTCACGGCACCAATTATTTTCTTATAGACTACAGGCGACCCCATAGACAATCCATTGTAGTAACTCCCGCCATCTTCCCCACCAATATAAAGGACTATCGCGGAACGAATCAGATCGTCCCCATTCGCTGGATACTGTTCATTTTTAGTAATATCTACCGACACCTTAAGAGCAACTTCCTCCGCACGACTAAATTTCACCTCATGATCGAAACCACCTATGTCCTTAACTGATTTTACGATATCACCATACGACTCAATTCCACCTGCACCTGTTGAGAATATGGCTTGAGCAACATCCTCATCTCTACCTCCTAGTACATAAGCTTGGTAACTATGTGGAGGACGACCCGAAGCGTCTGTAATGGATGAAAAATTCTGTATGACTGTTGCCGATCTAACCGAGTCAACACTTAATAATGCACCTATAATTGCATCGATCGTTGCCGCACCACCACCAGCAACCGACTGAGTAAATAAATCTCGAAATTCGGCATCCGTCATTTTCTCGCGTCCAGATGTCGTTGGCTGTAGATTTGTAACTCCTGTAACATCAGGATTAGGATTCACTATAACCGAAATAGCCCCACTCGCTACATTACTGGATTGTCCCGACTCAATAGCCTCGATTGGGACAGATACCTTGCCCATACTATCAAATATTGCATCTTCTAAAGTCTCAAAGTAAATTTGTGTTTCTGTCACCACCTGAAACCCTTCTAGTATAGAAGCGCCGGGCGTACCCGTTAATAGAATCGTTCCTACTGAATATTGGTCGAGTACTCGTGTAATACCTACATGTGGTCCTAAGCGGTCTAAGCTGTTACCTTCTGCGCTATTTATATAGCTGCTGTTATAGACATCTTCTGCTGTTCCCCACAGATTAGAAAGAAACCATGCGAATATTCGCAAAATGATCCCAAGGGGTGAACGTTCTGAGGTGTTTATTTTATCTCCAAAAGTCTCTTTGGACTTGTCCTCCATTTCTCCAAACAAATCATCAAATCGTTTACGTTTAAACCCTGTCTTATCCAGCACCTATATTCACCTCTTCTACTTGTATCAAATCGCCCTTTGTACTTGTAGCAACAAATGATACCAACATGGTTCTTTCCCTCGCATGGATTAAGAAATCAACGCTATCCACAGACTGAATACGTTCATCTTGCAATATACCTTCAATCAGTTCAGAACGCATTTCTTCCTCATTTACCTTTTTGCCTAGAAATAAAGAAAATGTGATCCCCATGCTTGGATTCAGGAACCATTCACCTTTGTTTGTGCCGATCCCAATTTGACAACATTGGGCTACTTCTTCAGTTCCTTCAACTAGCACCAACCCTCCTGTAGCATCGAACATTAGATCGCCCGTTCCATCTAACTTTAAAGACTGCAAGGTAACACCCCCACGATGACCGCGTCATTCACATCATGGGTGCGGCTTGTATCTGCTGACGCAACGGACCCCGTTAATGCATTCTTAATTTCGTTGTCTGCACATACGACAAATACTGTGTCACCCACCTTTAGAAAGGGAGTACACACAGATTCAGACCCGTTTATTTTATATCTATGTCCTAATGCGGGAACATTCTGAATCATTGCTGGATTAGTATCTGATGATTTGATAAGGGGTTGTAAATCAGCTCTACAGGTTGACTCATTGAAGCTAATCACACGACAAGGAAACCCAACATGGATACCACCTGCATATTGTAGTACCATCGAGCTAATGACTTGAGATAATGTGGACGCTGGATCATTTTTCACATAACCGCCTCCATTTCTGTGGTGAAATCCCCAGTCCGAGTAATCCTATGACTACCACTGCGCACATGTACACGTCCAGTGAATGCCACACTCGTTAGATCAACAACGGATGCCGTTGTAATACGGTACTGTAGCTGTGACTTTAAGTTATATCCTTTCACGTTGCTATCCTCAAACCTTTCAGGCGCTCCGATCAACCCTGTTGACTTCGATAAGCTAAATACACTATCGCCGCCACGCCGTAAATTTCGAACATACAGTTTATTTTTATTTATATAAACAGACGTACCACAATCTTTAGATACCTTTGCAATGATCTCAGTTACCGCACCACTTGCGGTATAACCATCTTGATAGCGGTAATCTTGATAGAGTTCCATTTGTGCAATCGGTAATCCTATATAGGTTGCCATTTGCTTAATGATATAACTGGCTAACGTATTTTTAGCATATGCAATCTCTTTTACGACACGCTTAGATAAATCTTCACTATCCATTACAAATACAGAGGTGATTTTATCCATGCCCTCCCACTTTGTCTGTACTTTAGATATGTAGCCATGTAGGATCAAGCCTACATCCCCAACATATCCAGCATTCATCATTAGCACTTTTCCGCGCTTGATGTTGTTTATGGTTGTATCCGCTAGGTTCCATATTTTTATTTCACTTTCATTGGGTAAGGTGTCATTATCAAAAGGTACTGTAGCTTCAATGTTATACCGATCCATAGAAAATTTAAGATTTGAAGTCATCACTTCCGCGACTCTACCAAAGTTACGTATCATCGTCATCATCCTCTGCAACAACATATAAAAAAACACTCTCCGAGAGTGTTTCCCAAGTCACCGCTATACTATTTTCTGACTCATCATAGGGTACAATTGACACCTTTGGAAATCGATTATCCATGACATCAAAAAAGAGTGGCACAGAGTATACGATCTTTTCCCCAACAACTAATATTTCCCCATCCCGTTCCAGATCCACGGTAAAAAAATCGCGTTCTTCATTAAAATGAACTTCTAACGTGAACATCTCATCTGCTAATGAAATATCAAACCGATAAGGGATCAGGTTCTTTTCGATATCGATATACTTCATATGCCCTCCTTCTAACTACATAGCCCAAGGGCTACCCTTTTTGAACTTAACCTTCTGAATTGTTTTATCTTTGCCTTTTCCTTTGCCTTTTCCTTTGTCTTTACCCTTGCCTTTACCTTTACCTTTACCTTTACCTTTGTCTTTAGTCTGCTTTACACCTGAATTCACAATTTTAGCGACCTGAGCTTTGATAGGAATTGGTAGACTCTTAACAAAGGAAGACGTTGCAATACGAACTTCCTTCATGGTCAATGAAAATGAAAGACCATTCGCAATTTCATTCGTATGATTAGAAGAAAATCCTGATAACAAACCAGTGAAAGTTGTTCTCCCACTGTATTTAACTATTTCCCCTTTGTCTTGCAACTTAATAATCATTTCCTTTGTCTTCGCTGCACTGTCACCAACAATTACACCACTAAGAGAAAGTGTCCGTGCCTTTCGTTGAACGTGATCGCTCAAATTAACATCCTTCTCAACGGGTTGATCTGTAATATCCACTTCAAAACTAGGGCTTTCATCCTCAACTAAGATATACACACCGTTAAGGGTTGCCATTAGCTTGTTGCCTCCAATCCATTGCGGCGTAATACACTCTCTAAAATCTTTTGCACTTCCTGAGCCACGAGCAAACCAAGGTTCTGCGCGTCTTGCTGTGTATTTTGAGATCCTCCACCTTGAATCGTTACAGGTACAGTTAATGTAATGTTTATGCCTCCACCCTGATTAGCTCTTGCAGGTGCAAGAGTTGCAGGGGATGGTGAAGTAACATTTTGATTATTTGTGACCTCATCGGCTAATCCTGCGGATGTTTGACCCACACGATCTTGAGTACCTTCGATACCTAACGCCAATCCTTCACCTGTATACATCCCAAGCTCCATCATCACGCGGGATGGTGAATGAATGCCTAAAATACCTTTTATCTTATCCGTGATTCCATTTCCTATGGCTTTGACCTTATCCACTACAGCATTTGCCATCGATCCAATACCGTTGATCATACCCTCGATGATGTTCTTACCGATGTCAAAAAGGTTGATCCCTTTAAGAAATCCAGTTATCTTGTCCCAAATCCCTTTTATCTTATTCCAAATATTCGTTACGGAACTGGTTACGCTAGTTAAAATATTTTTCCATATATTAGTTAGAAAAGTCCAAATCCCTGTAAAGATCGATGAAGTTGTCGATCTGACCTGATTCCATACCCCCGTGATCTTGTTCCATATTCCTGACACGGCACCGGATATACTGCTTGTGATACTTGTCCAAATCCCTACTAGCCAACTCCATATACCTGTAAAAACAGCGACTGTAAAGGATTTGATTTGATCCCAATACTTAATAATGAGAGCTACCACCCATACAATCGGTCCCCCAAGAACAACAAGGATCGTCAACCCCCACGTTTTGAAGAAATTAACAATACCATTAAAGATCGCTGGAACTGTTACCTTAAAGAAATCCATTGTAGCTGCAAAGGCTGTTTTAACCGCACCCCATGCCTTGTTAACGATATTCCTAAATGTTTCTGACTTTTTATAAGCAATCACTAGTGCTACACCGAGACCTATAATAGCAGCAATTACAATACCAATAGGGTTAAGACTCATCACGATATTCCATGCTTTCGTTGCAAGAGCCGCACGATTTGACCACATGGTTTGTATCTTTGTTGCTAAAGTAAGAGCCTTGGTTTTGAGAACAGATAGCCCTACAATCGTCTTATATGCTCCAAATGCCGTAGCCAATCCAGCCACAAGAGGTATGAACCCCTCCCATGAAACGAATGCACTAGTCACTTCACCAACATAAGTACCAATACTTTGAATCTGTGGCCATAAATCACGTGCTGCTGCAAGTAGCTGCTCACCGATTAATACAGCAACAGGCTCTATCGCCGCCCAGAGATCTTTGACAACAACCACAGCCTGGTCAAACACAATTTTGGCTTGTGTTCCAAATTCCTTAAGGTATGGGATAGCTTTCTGAATCCACCCACTTACGATCTCAATACCCGCACCCAAGGTGTTGCCTATTGTATCGCCCACCGCTTTAATCTGTGGTTGGTGATCAGATAGCCATTGTCCAAATCCGTTTAGTGCCGGAAGTAATTTTTGCCCCACGGGGTTTAGCAAGCCAGTCTCGATCTGTCGCCCAAACATTTTGAACGCTTCCATGGGTTTGTTAAACTTGATTTTTTCAAGCTCTCCCATGGTATTTTTAGTACTATCAAATTGGCTTTTGACTGTCCCTAAGGCGCCAATCACATCACTTTCCAAATCCTCAAATTGCGAACCCATCAAGGCAACACCAACTGTATTCCTAGCTACAGGATCTTCAATATCGGATATCATTTGCATGACTTTCGTAAATGATTTTTGAGCTGTTGGTCCACCGGCCGCAAATGTACTAAACATCTTATCCGCATCTAAGCCCAACATTTGAAAAGCTTCGGTAGATGTTTTGGAACCATCCTTTGACCTTATGTTGAATTCTTTTACTGCATCCCCTACTTTATCAACTGAAAATGCTCCGTTTTGTGATCCTGCTGCCAATGTATCGAACATACCATCTACAGTGAAGCCTAGTGATTTAAAGTGATTGGAGTATTCATTCGCTGTATCTAAGAGATCCCCCGATTTATCTAGCCCGTTTTGCGTACCTTGTGCCAATAGGTTCATAGATTGTTCGGATGTGGCACCAAAGGTTTTCATCATCGTATCTGCGGTCTTAACAGATTCCGCAATTTCATACCCATAAGCTTCTTTTAAGAGTAAGGCGTTCTTTGTTGTCTTCTCTAATTCATCACCTGTTTGCTTTGTAATCTGATTGGTTGTCGCAATCGCACTCCCAAGATCATCCCAATCATCCCCAAAGTTTTTACTATACAAAGACTCGGCTACTGATCGAGTTGCTTCCATTTGTTCTGCCGTTTGTCCTGTGGCACCCTGCACCTTACCCATTGCACTCTCAAAATTAGCCGCTGAGTTCATTGTTGCTATAGCGAAAGTTCCCATTGCCGCAAGCCCAGCAGCGCCAAATGCAAGGACCCCTTTCTTTAATCCTGATACTTGTTTATCTGCACTTTTTAACGCATCTGTTCCTACTTTAAACCCTACAGCAAACATTAAATTACCAATTACGCCCACATGTTCACCTCCTACATAACAACAAAAAAAGCGCCAATAAAGGCGCCTACTTCTTGTTCATTTCTTTATTCTGAGCATCAAGGTGTATGTCTAATGCCGCGTTTGCTTCTGCAAGATCGTCGTTATCCATCTTGTCCAGGTCACTATAAGAAACCTTCATATCGGATAATAGCAACCGCCACATGGACCAGTTACTTCTAGCTCTCTTCTTTGCTTCCGCTTTGTTGATTGTCATCCCCTGCACCATCCTCATCATCGTCTTGCCCTGAGATGAACGCATAAGCCGCATTAATGACTTCGGTATATTCTTTATAATCATCAAAGTCATCAATCTTCATTTTCGGACTCACAATAACGTGTTTCAGGACTTCTTCAGCTAATCGTTCTTCAAGAACAACACCGTGTTTGTTCATTGCTGCATCTTTGATTTTTGAAACCGTACGTACTCCTGGATGCTGAAATGTATATTCAGCCTCTTTAGTTTTGGATGTGAATTTCTTTTGTTTAAAGTTTCCCATGATTTAATTATCCCCTTTAGTTTGGTTTAGTTTACTTCTGCGTCTAAGCATTGAAATTCATATTCTCGATCCTCTGCTTCATTCCCGTAAGTACGAGCTGCGGGCTTTTTGATAAATGCCTCTGTTATGGTAATGGACTCTTTAGGAGAACCATTGTAAATAAGTGAGACAGAAACCAACTGGCCTGTGTTTGCTAACTTATCCAAGTGTGCAACCTGTGGACTTGTTGGTAATAGGGTTACTTTCAGTGTTGCGAGTGGGTTGTTAACTTTTGAGCGCACCACATCTCCTTGTCCTCCCACCTTTACCTCCCAGTTATCTTCGTCTTTTTCAAACTCTGCCATATCCTCTGAAAATCCTGTTAGATAGACACCTCCGACTGTGACCGTAAGGTCCATCGGATCATACGTTGTTCCACCAGCCATGATTACTCCTCCTTATAGCTTAATAACACCGCTAATTTTAGTTTTATGAATCGCTCCTGCTAACTCAAAGGAGAATTTTCCGTCATTGTATTCTCGCTTCTCCCGATCCGCTGGATCTACTTGGGAACGAGGTTTAAAAGTTGTACTATAGATCGGTAGTCCGTCGTCATCATGAGCGATCATTCTGTTCAGATCTGCACGTCTAAGGATCGTTTTGACTTCCCCCTCAATTTGAGCGATTCCGTTATTATCATAACTAACCTTATCAGACCGATTAAAAAGCTTCTGAACGGCGAATTCAATAGATTGAGTAATGTAGTCTTGCGAATGAATGAGGTCAATGTATTCACCACTAACCGTCATCCCTTCACTTGTCTGATCGTCACCAGCTTTAGTCACATAAGTGTTTGCTCCAAGCTCATGGATAGCTTTCATTTCTGTTGTATCGATATCCATTGGTTTGATTCCTTGAAGTGTTTTGAATTTCCAAGTTACTCCGCCTGGCTGAATAGTTCCAACTCTACTGATCCATGCTGCTTCTGGGTAGTTATCCGTAGTTGTATGATAGATAACTGCTGTCCTCTTATATTTCTTAGCTTTGATCGTTGCCAAATTCGCTTTATTACTTGAACTAGCGAAGAACATTCTTGTTCCGTTCAGCTCTATAGCATCAGCTATAGTTGTAATATTGGCTATAGTGCTGCTCGTAGAGATCAGGAAATACCAATCCTTCAAAAAAATCTTTCCTATCAAATCCTCAAGTGTTTCACCTGTCGTTTTATATAGCATGACGGCAATCTCAGCAGGAGAATTGTCTCCTTGACTCAAGAGTGCGCGTGCAGCTAAATATATCTCTGTACTCTCAGCAAAGTCTGCCTTCACAGCATCCAAATCAGAATATGATTTGTAATCCATACCACTCGCACTTGATCCAATAATTAACGGTTTACCAAAGCCAAGTTTAGGGGTTGGACGCTGTATATCAATCGTTACTGTAACGTCGTTTTGTACTGACAATATCCTCAACTCCTTTAAATATTAATTTTATCGATCCATTCCAAGTCAAACTCAACAATATCCAGTGTACGTAGTTCAACATCAAACCCTTGCCTACGTTCCGACTCATTACCTATTTTTACATCACGATTTGTAACAGCACCCAATTCAACCAAAACGACATTCATGTTTTTTAGTGGTAGTCGACCATTACCTTTGAACCAATCCCTTGCTAACATGGCATTCTTCACACTGTCTGACACAAAGGGGGCATAAGACAAAAAAGAGACCGTGAAATGCACAGTCTCCGTAGATATTTGTTTATCTCCGACTTGAGTCACTACAGGAAATCCCCTATCTCCTTCAAGAAGACTTGGGAAGTCATATGTGAGGAAAGGACCTTGGGGCATATCCCCACCAGAGTTTAGATTTATGACCGGATTCCCTGTATGTTTAGCAAGCCCACTCGCAATCAGCAATCGGATATCATCATACGGGATCATGGATGATCACCTTCTTTAACATATAATTATTAATATCAGAGTAATCACGCTGTTCAGCTGTATCCACGGTGTACTGTTTACCCATGTACTCGATCAAATCACCTGTATGATGACTGTAAGTGGCGTATAAGGTACGATCCTCTTCATCATACCTTCCACCCTCTGCTTGTTGCATCTTGATGCTTACAGGCTGTATATGACCTTGTAATGTGACTCGATCCGGTTCTTCTGATTGCCAGTCACCACGTTCATCGTGATGTCCTTTAGCCTTTCTAACTAATACATAAGGTCGATTGTATTTTCTCATCATCCCCGCGAATTTAATGTTCATCATTTCGGCACCACCACATGTGTAACGGAATCCCGAAGCTCTGCATCATCAATGAGAATTTTATTTCCTTCTTTGAAATGCAAATAATTAATAGACAATGCTGGTGTTGTAATACGGTTAAAGCTTTTTCTAACTTTATCCTGTCCAACAACGCCAATCTGTTCAAATAATGCTTCAGCCGTTCCTTCTCCACGGGCTACTTGATTAACTCCCACTCTTGCCACCTTAGAAATTGCGGCACTAGCTCTCTTTTTACCAATCCTAAACGGGGAACGAGCTGGAATCTTCATTTTTGCAGATCCAAATTCATGCACTGCTGCAACCATGGCTAACTCAGCATTACCCTGCATACCAATATGAACCTCATTTTTACTCAATCCCCTTATACGTTCTAAAAGGTCTGGTAGAAAATCAGATTCAGTAATCGTTACATTCGCTTTCCTACTTCGAGTTCTAGCCATTTATACCCACCGCCCAACATAGGGAGAAATCAGAGAAGCTACTGCAGGTGGTAAGCTATCACTATCATCCGAATAGCCAACGGATATATCACCCACTCGCTCGGACTTAATACCTGGAGTACGCATGAGTGATTGAACATATAACAGACAAGCCAACTCCAACGGTTCTGGCAAGGTCCTTGGCTTGTCAACTGTTCCATCAGTGGGTAGTATATACCCTCCCACATAGGTGACTTTAATGTTGTGATCTCCTTGTGGCCAACCATGGGAATGATAAATACGACCTTCATCAAGTATTTCATACCCCTCTACATTCATCTCTGAAATGCTATCAATGGGGTAATTACGAAGATTGATATACTTTGAATTATGATATCCACTGACACGTTCAGAATAGCTCTGCTTCTTGAATGACCGCTTGCAATGTTGCTCAATCCTAGACGATGCTGCTGATATCTGGAGCATGATCATATCGTCCGTGCTACCATCATCATACGGTTGTATGCTTTTAAATCGCTCGATGGTCGTTAGCATTATTCACCAGTCCTTTAGAAGGGGAACTACTCCCCTTTTTTTACTAAACGATTGTTAATTCACCGTATACAACCGCTTCATCATCAAACTTCTGTACGTCTTCACGTTGGATTGCCCGAACATCAGTAGAATTTCTACCAAATGATTTGCCTCCGACATTTGTTGATGCAATAGAATATTGTTGACGATCAAAGAGTACGATCGCTTCTTTTAAGTCTCCAACGATAATAGGTGCTTTCTTCGTTGCAGACCCTGTTGTAGGCAACCAACGATTTGAAATGACAACAACAGGCTTCCCAAATAAAAGCTTTTGAGTTGGTTGTGTAGGATCCGGTTGCATAAGAGCGCGACCATCCAAGTCTTTTTGTTGGTCAAGGAAGTTATATCCATCCTGATTTGTAAGAATGATTGCACTGAGCGAAATGGATGGATCCAGATCAACATTCAATACTTTCTTTATAGCATCCAAGTCTGCAATTGCCTTTTTAGGTAGCGTAGCAAGCAAAGTCAAAATCAGTTTGTTACGTGTAATAACTGACTTCTTCGCAATCCATTTTGAAATGTATTCCATAAGGTTCTGGTCGGTATCTTGAAGTAACGAATTCGACATAGGTAAAATCCCTCCACGATCCTTAACAGCATATGAAATTGATGCAAATTTAGGATTATCCATATCATCGAGATCTGTCAGCTCTGTGATCTCCGTAAACGCTATGATGTCTGCATTCTTTTCAATCACACGCGTACCCGAGCGAGTTGATACTGGTTCGACTGTGACGTAATTTTCCAATGACACAAATTGACGTTTCTTTTCATGAATCATTGTTTGAATATCTTGCGGAACGGTTAAACCACCATCTTCACCGACCCCACCTTGCATACCCGCGCGAACCTCAGCTTCTGCCTCCTCAATGAGTGTGCGCTCCACTGCATTAAGAGGCTTATTACGAAGTTCCTTCAGAAAAGCACTTCTGTACTGATTGTCTTTATCTGAATTAACTTCACGCTTCTCAGGTTCCGCTGGCGTAGTCTCTCCTGGTGTATCCAACTCACGCATTTCTACCATTAAGTCGATTTGACTACGTAAAGCCTGCGCTGCATCCTTCGCTGACCGTGCTTCCTCTAATTTACCATCACCTGCGAGACTCCGTGCTTCCTCTAACTTTGCTGCCAACTTCTGGCGTAACTCGCGTTCTTTTTCGTCCATGGTATAGCCTCCAATAATATATTTTTTAGATACAAAAAAATCGATATACTAGCCGATGGCTAACAGATCGATTTCGAATAACAATATTTCTTTACCTAGCTTGCGTTGCTCTTTAGTTGTGATACCTAATTGATCAATACTACGCTGATTAACCTCACTATCAGCATAGGCAGGAAACGGTGTTGGTGAAACTTCAAATAAGTTCACTTCCAATAGCGTTCGTTCATAAACATCTTCTTCTTTTAAATACTGCCATGCATCCTGACGAACATTAAAGCCGAAGCTTACACCGTCTACATCTCCTCGTTGGATCGATTCAAAAGCGTCCCTCCCCCAACTATTATTAGGTAGGTCCAATTCAAATCGTAGTCCTACTTCATCTTCTTGAAGTCGTAGAGTGCTGTTTTTGGTTGATCCAAGGACAAAGTCTGTTCGATGGTTCCAAAGGGCTTTAATCGTATTCTCTTGCAAGCTACGAGCAAAGGCTCCTTTAGCTACACGTTCGTAAAACTCGCCCCATATGAGCTGACTACGCTGATTGAATTTAACTACGTATCCATCAATCCCTAATACTTCACCTTCTTGTGTGCCACTTCGAACTTCCATTTTATCAGCATGTAAATAACGAACTTCCTTAGCTAAACTCACTACTATCACCCCCCTTCTGGTGAATCCTTGCTAATCCCAGCTTTAAGCATTTGGTATTGGTCCATCTTATCTAGACTCACATAGTTCAAACTGACAAAGTGCTTGTCCCCCATATCCCCAATGTTGTCCCGTTCTTCAAGTTCTCGTACTTCGTTGATCGTATAAGCACCCATCGCAATCATTTCCTTGTAGTAAGCAGCTCGGCTGGTACTATCACCTCTAAGCTCACCGGATACATTGTATTTGGTATAATATATTTTTCTCTCCAACTCAGTGAATAACTTATAGTCGCATTCCTGCTCCCAGTTGGTGAAAATGGGCTGTAGTGTGCTTTTAACATACTCAAGTGATTGATTCTCCATGTTACTGAATTTCACATCTGTAAGCCCTAATTTGTAACCTGGCACTTTATATATTTTCCCAACTTCCATAATACCGAACTTACTAGTCTCAATGAACTGTGCGTCATTCAGAGGCATCCCAAGATTCTGATACTCCATGCCAGCATCCAAAATTGCAATACGATGAGCATTGTTCAGACCGGAATTAGCTTTTTGCCATTCGTCCCGTGCTTTATCCTTGGCTGGTTTGTCGAGCGTACCATTTGGAATCTTTAAGATCCCTCTTGTTGCGGTTCCATTCGAATAGAACGATCCTAGAAACTTACGTTGCGATTGCTGTACTCCTAGCTCTTCACGTATAACTGATATTGGTGTGATCCCTTTGAGCCCACTTTTACTAATCCCCTTAAAATGGAGCACGTCACAGTGCTTGAGCTTTCGCATTTCTCCGTTTGGAAGTGTTGTAACATACCATATCTGACCTGTTAGCGTATCAATATGAACGTCTGTCTTCGAAGGATCAAGAGGCCATAGGGCTTTAGGCTTACCATTGTTGGACCCGCTTGTTTCCCATTCGATGTTTGCATACCCGTTTCCCCATACCGTGACATGGACTTGCATGAGCTCCTTAAACGTATAGGCGCTCATATAAGGATTAGATCGTGTTCCGAGCAATTTAGATACTGGATGACTACTATCGCGCTCTATGCCCCCGCCACGCTTCTTAAAAACCTGTATTGGAAGTTTACCTACATCGCCACCAAGGATAGATGCGCAAGTATAAACGTTGCTGTTCATAAGTGCGCTATCAGCAGTTACAATTTCACCACTTGCTGTATTAGACACGCCAAAAAGATCGAGCAACCACTGTGGGGGAGATAATAAGCTTCCCTCCGATGATCGTCGATCCCACCAACGCTGAACCATATTCCTTCTTTTCATAATTCACCTCCTCACTAAAAGGAAAAGTCATCGCTCATGATGTGTTCGTTTAAATTAATTCTTGAATCTCCAACCATTGCTCGAACCATCGCATTCATTATGGCAGCAATTAAGTCAATTCTTTGACTGTCATCTTTATTTTTCTTAGATAACTTAATATTATCGTTGTTGTCTTTCACCTCGACCGCATTTGATAAGCACCATGTAAGCAGTGGGCTTCCATCATGAACAATCAACCCTTTCAGAACAAGCTCTCTAAAGAACTTCGTCGGCTCTGACAACGTTTGAACACCCTGTCTTATCTCGACACGCTCATACCCTTCTGCTTCAAGTTGCTGGGTAAAGTGTGTCGCGTTATACGGATCGTAACAAATTTCCTGAATGAACCAAGATTCATCTGTTTCCATTTGTTGAATGTTCGATTTGATATAGTTATAGTCCACAACAGCACCTGGTGTAATCGTGCACCATCCATCATCAGCCCATTGACGATAAGGCACCCTATCGCTATGTTCATGCTTTGTCGCTGTTTCCTCAGGCATAAAACCATGAGCAGTTACCGCATAGCGGCCATCAGGCAAGCGGAACACAAAACCCGAGCCGGTTAAGTCCGTTGTCTTTGATAAATCCAGACCATTCCACGTTACATATCCCCGTACCAAATCTAAAAAAGCGTCCCGCGATATAGCGAGCGCCTTCCATTTGTCCATAATTCCAGACATATATTTATTTTCCGAATCAGCCTGCCATCGATTCATGCGCTTGGTGAGAAATTCCCTTATCTTTGATGGGTCTCCAGAATTGTAGGCGTCATCATGCTCGGCTCGCATCTGTTTCCTTAACTCTTCCGAATACTCATTTTCATCTTGTAGTATCGGGCTGCCCTTAACCCAAATCGTTTCATCATGAGGATCGTCTTCCTGTTCGATCTCGCGAATCATGACAAAATAGGAATCCTGCATGTCAGTTTCGCCCTTCATCATTTTACAGAGCGAGTCATATTCTTTCTTACATGGGCTGTTCTCCGAATCCTTCCCTGCCGTACTTATAATTTGCATGAGTGATTGCAGACGTTTACCGAAGCCTGAATACGATACATCCACAATTTCAGAAGTTTGGTGGGCATGATACTCATCGATGATAACCAAACATGGGGCTCCTGAGTCTTTGTTCTTTGTATCCTTGGATAATGGGCGTAGCCATCCTCCACGTTTTGCATGCTCGATGTATGTCCGCTTGATTCTCAATCGCTTTGATATATCCGGGCTATTTTCGCCCATCTTCATGGCATCCAACCAAACCCGTTTAGCTTGTCCTTTATCCACTGCGGCACACTCAACCTCAGGACTATCCTCATACCTTTTGAGATCAGGGCGACCAGGAGGATATACACAATCACCACACATGCCATACAGAGCAAGCCCAGACATTTCTGTGCTCTTTACATTACCACGAGCTCTCATATGAAACGCTTTTCTAAACCTTCGCTTTCCCGAATCCAAGTGTACCCATCCAAAGACGGCTCCAAGGTCGAACTTTTGAAAAGGTACTAACTCAATAAGTTCTCCTGAAAATGGTCCTCTAACATGACGGCAACAACGTTCGAACCATTCGAAGATTCGATCAGCCCGTGATTCATCGAAAACATAAGGAAAACCTTCTGTTGCTTGACGCTTCAAATCATCAAGATGTCGTTGACATGCCAAGCGTTCCATCTCACAACTAGGACGCATACCCATAACAATCTCAGCAGCATAACGATTTGTTGGATGTACGTCTTGCCAATCAATCGAAGAGTTCTTCATTAGGATCTTCATCTCCTTCAGACATCTTCTTAGCTAGCCTTGCTCTGGCTTCTGCATTAAGACCTAGCTTATTGGAGTACGCCAAGATGATCCGAGAATAACTTTGTGCAAGTTTGACATAAGCACTCACAACACTATTACCTTGTGCGTTGATTTCCGTATAGCCATGCTGATCAATAAGATTATTGGCTTCCTGATATTTGGCGACCGCATCACAGTATGTTCCAAGTACATCCTCATCGACTTTGTCGAGCACATCAAACTCTTCCATATCCTTAATTGTCTTCCGCCAAACCTTGCGTGCTTCATCCGTAAGCCAATCAGGAACTTTCATTTTTCTTTTTTTCTTACGAACAAACTTTTTAGCAGCCGCTTCACGTTCTTTCACTTCTTGTTCAGTCCAGTGTTTGCCTCCGCCTTTTTGTCCCACTCTCATATGATCAAAACTTACAATTTCGCCCACATCATCACCTCGTTTCATCGTAAACTCTCACTGGGGACATTTTTTCGCATTAGAGGGGGACGAGGTCTACAGCGACCCGGTTTATTTTTTCAAACCCCCGGGGGGTACTCCTTACGTATTCCTAAATCCACGTCAATTGACTCACATACTTTAACAATACTATCGAATATAATATCTTTATATTCGTCTGTTAGGTTTTGAGACTCAACGACTTGTTGGAGCTTGTTTAAATAATTTATTTTCAAGTTGAGTTGTTGTTTATCCATCCCCGAACCCTCCATCTTTTAACGATTTAAGTTCTGTTGCATCGTAGGTAGTAACAGACATTGAGTCTATGCTTACATGTAATAGCTGTTCCAATATAGATTGTGATTCATCTATGATCACCTTACCTATGTCCCTTCTGTTGTTTAACAATTGGTTTACACTCACAATTCTAATGTTCTCATATCCTGTCTGCCTTGCTTCCAATAGAATAAAACTACCCATTGCATCATTTGCTGCTAATATAGGATATCCGGTTTCTGCGGCTCTCTTGATTAGTTGTGTTGTCTTACCACTCCTGCGATTACCTAGAAATAATTTTGGGTATCTATCATTAATATTCATATCCTAAACCATCACTCCATTCCCCTGTTAGATAGTCATGACTGGTCCGCTACACATCGGGCATTTAATGCCATCTACGTTATACCCAATGAATGTATGCTTACATTTCATACACTTGCAATTGCCCTCTGTCCATATGTCCACCTCACATTCATCAGCAGCCATACCAATGACGCGATCAATTATAGTCACCCGTTCATCTGGTGTAGCATCACTAACTCTAACCAAGGTTTCCTTCTCATAGTCTCCAATACTCTCCGTTATCCTTATCGTTAGCATTCCCAAACCCTCCATCCTCTGTAGCAGTCTTAATGCCGTGACACTTCTGACATAACGGCTGCCAGTTATTCCGATCCCAGAACAGTTCCTTGTCGCCCTTGTGTGGCTTAATGTGATCGACTACAGTAGCTTCAGTCAACCTATCACCATTCAAACAATGTACGCACAACGGATGCTTACGTAAGAATCCTACCCTAGCCTTACGCCATACACCATCATAGCCACGCTGTGCGGCTGTACCACGGAATCTATCATATTGATGCCTGTCCTTAGCGTGTGCTTCACAGTAACCATCAGTGGTTAGGTTAGGGCATCCCATATTCTTACATGGTTGCTTTGGTTTACTAGGCATCTGAACTCAAATCAAGACTAACAAAATTAGATAGATGACGAGACAACACTTCTTGAATTTTTGTTTTTACCTCTTCAAGGCTTGAAGGGTCAGAGTTGAATGTAAGGTTGACATGCATATCACCGACTGACCAACTTTTATTATCAGAAGCTTCCGGATCTACCTCCTCTACAATCCATGAATACGGGTAATCTCCCCGTCTTACGTCTGCCTCTTTATCTGTCACCTTGACTATCGTATAATCCTTTTCAATAACATCTAATGCATCCAATACTTTGTTGAGTTCCATTCTACTATTCACTGTCTTTTTGTACATAAATCTCACAATCCTCTCTCATGATTTACTGGTAAAATTTATGCAATAGAGTTACACATATCTTATATTGTGTTAAACTCGTACACACTCTGAAATCCCTTGTCCTGTAAGGCTCATATAACCGTCTAAGAAATGAGTTTCACCCATCCTTGATATGAGTAACTGATTACACTTTGTGTCGTTTTAAAGCCATGTCCATGCTGTCCTGTTCCATGCCAATATACCGAAGCGTGATCTTCGGTGAAGCATGATTAAAGAAGTCCATGAGCATCCCTATATCCTTATCCGTTGTATAGTTATAAAAGATATATCCAAAAGTCTTTCTGAGAGTATGGCAACCTAATTCTGATAGCGCAAATTCATCTCCAAGCTCCCGAATGATCTTATAAGCCATCTCGCGGGTAATAGATCGATTCATGCCTTCTCGACTTTTTATTAGGAATTCATTCGGCGGCTTTCCTTCAATATAAGATTGAAGCTCTCTTTTTAACTCAGCAACTATAAAAATACGTTTTTGCTTTTTCGTTTTCTTTTCTCTAATAGAAATGTGCGAACCTGTGACATCTCTTACTCTTAATCTCAAAATATCACTAATCCGAAGTCCTGTATTAACGCCAAGTAGAAACATGATGAAATTTCTAAGATTAGCACCTTTTAGATAATCCTTCATATCCTGAATAGTTTCTTGATCTCGGATGGGTTGAACAAAGTTCATTTCTTAACACCACCATCTTGTTTAACACAAAACCCTTCTGGCTTTGAGCAAAACTGAGCGGAACCCTCCCACTTGCCCCATACACAACCTTTACACAACAATGGTTGTCTCACTGGTGGTTTATTGATTTTTCCCACTCAGCTCACTCCTTTCAAAAATAATAAAAAAGTCACTGATATGATCAGTGACTTGTGATTTAAAAAATGTGCCGCACATAATGAACGGCTATATAAGGAGGATTACTATGAATTAACGACCTTGACAGGAATCGAACCTATCAGTACCATGAAGGTCATAATAAAATTTAGAGCGCTCTTAGCTCCATCCCCCGCACAGCACCCTTGACGATCCACGTCTAAGGTCGAATGACCCACAGCACAGCCGAGTTCTGCCACGATAAGGGGTAGCAGATACACCCGAGAGGTTCGCTCTCTATGTATCTACTTTATCCCTGATCTACTAGCAAAAGCCGACGTGAAACGGACGTACTACAGACGCATTACAGACGCATTACAGACGTAAATTTCACTTAATAGCACCTATCAATTTCAATGTTCCTGCTATAGATTCGATACCCTCAACAATCTTCCTATCAAGTGATCGATCCGTGAACCTATCCCATCTCGTTACGGTTGCCCACCGTTGATTCTTTTCTATGAATCTAAAATGTATGATCCCACGGATCTCTTGATCCAAAATGCATTGTACAGCCATTTCAATTTGATTCTTTTTTACTGAATACTCCTGATACACTTGTTGTTCATATATAGTTAACTCTGTTTTGTTATCCAATACTTTCAGAGTGTGACACATAGAAGGATACTTTTTTAACAACTCACGTACATCTTCAATTTCAATCTTTGAAGGACTTGGGAAAAGTTCCATCTGCTCGATCACCGTCCTATCCCCTTTATAAGTCTAATGTTATTTGCCCTACCACTATGAACTCAGAAGAATCTTGTATATATCCCTCATCCAAATACCTTTTTGGTGCTGATTTATTAATATGTGACCACACTTTGTTACCAGCTCGTGAATACGGATCTAGCTCTTTTCCCTTTTCGGTCCACACCCAATGTGTACGTGCTATCACTGACTCACTTTTAGATTCATCCTTTTGATCTCCCATGCTCTATTCACCATCCTTTAAGACTATTTCAATATTCTTGTTATTTTTAATCAAATGGCTTTTTAATGATCTGAAAGATAACCAGCAAGGTTCATAGTAATAATATTTTTTAGCTATCCTGTTTGCATATTCTTTTTTCGATATTTTTTTCCATACAGATAATTCTTTTTTGGAATACAGATTCTTTGTTCTAGGGCAAAAAAATCTACGTCTTTCCTCACAATCTGCCATATACCACTTTCCTTCTATTGCTCCATTCACGTATATTCTAATAACGTTTTTAAACTGATCTCTTCTCTCCAAAACAATTGAAAGCTCATACCCATCACAGATTAGGATTGCTCGGTTATAAAGTCCCATCAGCTTTTGTTCAATATCCTTCCAATCCTGAGAAGTCACACTACTTGTAGTTGGCTTGTCCATTGTTTCATTCACTTGGGTTCACACTCCTTCATACCTGGTACACCGTAAATAATCAGCCATGCACTATTAATTATGTCTTCAATTTCTTGATACTCCATTTTTGGTACTCCTGATGCATAAGCAGCAATGGATTCTACCATCCCTTGGAACTCACTTTCACGCTCTTGAGCTTCTTTTAACTCTCGCTTTAATTTGGCTAACTCAATTGTTTGCATCTGGTATCTATTTGCGTCCGTATACATTTGTATTATTTTGCGAGCTTTTTCTTCTTTGAGTTGTTTATCCATTACTCTCTAGCCTCCAACCTCTACGTATTTTCGATCAAATTTTTGGCTTCCGTCTGGATACCCAAGCAAATCCTCCGCCAACTCTACCAGCATCTTCGATCACATATGCCAATCCTGCGGGTACATATCCGTTTGGATTTACCCGCAAGCTACCATATGCAGTATCAATTGTTTGGTGTTGTGCCGCCTCGGAATGAGGACAAACATTCATTTGTAGACGTTCGATTTTACATCCTGTATTAATCAAGGGCTTAATAGCACGATTTATCATTAATACAACCCGTGGATCAATTGTGGAAACTGCACTCACCGTACTCATAACTCTCCTAGCATCTTGCCCAACAGCCTAGATACTGCGCTTTTATATTTCTCATGAAGCTCAGAGTCTGACTTTTCTAAAACTTCAAGCGAGGATAATACATTAGAAAACCCATCGGTAAAACCTTTGAAATGAGCTTTAAAGAGGGCCGCATCTTCCCCAGTATTTTCAGCTACTTTCTTCCGCAACTCTTCAAGTTCCTTTTCAATCTCATGAGGAATCTTTTCAACTTCTACAGTTGCTTGAACTTCGATAGGCTTGGCTTTTAGCTCTGCTTCTAATTTCTTGATCTTGGCTTGTGATAAAGAAAGGTCTTCTTTTGATTTATCAAGTGATTCCTGTAGTTCAATGGTGGCTTGATCATCAACATCTGAAGGGTCAGCATAAGCGGCTTCCTGTGCCTGCTTGATTTGTTCATTCAACTTCCGCACAATATCCTCATGTTCCTTCTGTTGTTTCTCCAAATTTTCTCGGGTCTTCCGTTCTTTCTCTTCACGTTTTTCAGCAGCTTCTTTATCTTTATTTGCCTGTTGAAGATCTTTAATGGCTGCCTTCAACTCTCGTGTTGATATTTCTTCTACTTTGTTATCAACTACAAATTGTTCCCGTTCTCCTTCTGGAACACCAAGCAAAGCAACTGCTTGGGTGTAGCTCAAATTCGCAAGCGCTTGGGAATTTGAATTATCCCCGAATAGACTTAGTTGATCTGATCCGTAAGTTTCAAATATTTTCATCAGGTTACCCGCCGTGCTTTGTGAGTAATCCACCGAATCAGCAAGCCAGTTTCCCCATTCACCATGCGGGAGCATAGCCTTAGCTTCTGACAATCTCCGCCCTATCTCTATGCTGTTAAACAAAAGAATACGTTGTGTCTGTTCTCTTATACTGTTAATCTCGATTGCGATAACCTCTGTCGTGCGAAGTGATAATTGGCTCATATTGCTACCCCCTGCGGTTGATTAGATTTGGTTTTGATCTTATTTGATTTTCCAGTTAGCTTTTCAGATTTAAATGAAGAAACAAAGCTTTCCACCTCTTCGGTCATAGCGCGGTTTGTTTTCCCGCCCTGACATTGAATAACCTGTTCACCCTTGAATTCCAGCGTGTAAAATGGCTTTTTTGGTTCAAATGTACGCCTGATCAAAAAGATGTTGGTCTCTCCTTTTGCATAAGATTCTGTATATCTACCTCCCACACAATGCTCAAGAGCTGAACCTTCCTCAAAAAGTTCGTGACTAGATAACGCAGGACGTATGAAATAATCGCCTTCTTCAAAACAGAAATCATCTAACTCTTTCAATCGAGCTGTTATAAGGTTATTCAAGGCTTCGCTAGCCTTAGTCTCAACTTTCTTCATCGTCTTTTGATGAGAACGATAAATATTATTGGGAAAGAGAATATGCTCTTTGTTTAAATCCATCCCTAATTCTTTGCACTCCTTGGTGTAATCCCTCCATGCCAATAATAACTTCACTCCGGTGGGGTAGATCGTCCGTACTTCTTCTTTACCAAATTGCTTTACTAAGTAACGTTTTATAATATCCATCGATGACAGAACGCTCATTTCCTCTAATTCTCTTCGGTAATATCCATTCTCTAAATCTTTCATCGCATGCGCCTCAGCTATGGTGTAATTAAGTTCTTGCTTCTTGGATTGATGATATACATTGAGCGTTTCCGGAGTGATAGGGACCCCTGACGAGACCATATTTTTGATTTCCTGTTTGGTCATCCGTAATACCTTTTCAGGCGTCTTCCCATTCCAGTTAATTACTCCATGTGTTGGACCAGCACCAAGTTTAGCTTCTACGACTTTTTGTAAACCAATCTTTGTAAGAAACTCAATGCACGGATATTTTGATGCTAGATCAAAGACTTTTACATAGTCTTGATGTTGATACTTTTCCCACATACTGTACTGAAATGGAGTCCCCTTGACTGCTTTCTCAATACTGTGAATTGCATGGTAACACCGCTTGCACTGCATGCTGTTTACTGCTTCGGAACATATATTTTTTCTTTCAAAGAATTTGTTCTCGGTTTTGGTCCAATATTCTCTTCGATACATTTTGGTGTGACCCGTTTCAAAGAGATACATGGCTATTACCTTAAGCTTGGTTTCCGTTTTATGATAATCTTCGCGATAATCGCGAGTAAGGTAGTAACCCTGAGCAATGATAGCGTTAGGATTGCTCTCGGATTTCATGTAGTAAAGTAAATATGCTTCGTCAAAGAGCTTCTTCCGACCACGTCCACTAGCTTTAACCTCACATACTGATCCGCATTTTTCACATTCTGCAACATCATTATGTTTCAGATTTTCATTAGTCATATGTTCTTTTTTGCAATGTGTACAGAAACCGAACTGTATCCCATTAACTCTTCGTGTAAAAAGATATCTGCTCCAAGTAAGAACCGCATTGGTAGCATAATCTGCAACCTCTGCACTGATAGTCTTGGGGAAATGAGCGCTAAATGCTTCGAACTCAATATCTCTCTTATCCATAACACAGCACTCCTTTACAAGAGTTCATCCAGTGATATATCAAAGCGACTGGATGATTTCTGAGTATTGTTTGTACTAGGTAACGGAGCTACTGTAGCAGTGGGAATTATAGCTTGTCCTTCAATGTCAAAATACTTAAGTACAACAGCAAAACCTTCTGCATCGGTTAATATCGCCATACCATCCTGTTGCTTTTCCTTTGCTTCAGCTTTCATTGATTCAAGACTGTGTAAGATCGTCTTATCGTCCACTAGAATCTTTTCAGCATCTTGCGGATTAGCTTCGACATGTGCCTTCAAAAATTCACCAATTACTTTCACATATGGATTATTACTGCTATCAATTTCAGCATTCATTTTTATGATTGCATTTTGCATGATTGGCTCCTTCATTGATTTGATTTTTATCTATTTTCATTTTGCTTGTTTGCCTGAATTTCCTTAGCAAATTTCATATACTCTTCAAATTCTTCTTCAGAAGGTGTATGTGACCCCACTGATTCAGTAACAATTGGAATTTTTGGTTTGTTGCTGGTGCCAGTGTTCGGTTTGAAGGCTTTGGCACCACGGTACTCTTCTTCATCCATTCTTTTAACGACCCAATTTAAAATAGCCATGTAATCACTTTTATAGGCCTTACCACTGGCTCCCTTGTAATTGTTCAAGATGTCTATCATTTTTTTCGCCTTCTCTTCTCCGTATGAAGAAATGAGTTTGTCATATTCAATTTGAGAGAGGGAGACGAATTCAGCGAATTTGATCTTTGGTATAATCTCTTTTTTATTTCCTTTACTTTCATTTACTTTCCTTTCCTTTACTTTCCTTTCCTTTCCTTGCATTGCATTTGCATTGCTAGGAGTATGCATTTGCATACTATTTGCATCAATAGGATCTCCATCGACCCCTTTTTCCTTATCCCATCTAACTTTTGCCGCGGCTGAGCGTTTCGCTTTTACTTCTTCACGCTTATCCATTCGGCGTAACAATGAATTGCTCCAAAAAGAATCCCCGTCACTCTCAAATAGTTTGAATTCTTGGATACAGTCATTCACAAACTCTTCAATTCGCTTGCAATCTGATTGCAATTGCAATGCAAATGCATTAAATGTGTATTTGCCTTGGATGTCTAATTTGTAGTCGGATGAATCTCGCATCATCTCAATCAGCATCCAGTACCATCCGTAGCCCTCAGCCCCGTACACACCGCGCATTGCTGATATCTTAGGATCGTGACGAGCGTTGCTATCATGCGAAAAATAATAGGCATCTTTCATGTGCCTTCTTCACCTCTATCTTGGCAGTAGCGATTTTATATGATAAAATAGACCTAATTATATTTTCCAAGCCGATCACGTTTGCAGACGTGGTCTTTTTTTTTGTAATATCGAACCATTCATTCTATCACCTCCGTTCTTCGCAACTCAGTTTCTAACTCCGCGATTAAATTATCCAACCAGTCTGATCCGGCATCCATCAAGCAAGCCTCACCCTTCATCCGAAGACATTCATTCAGCCGCAATCGAGCAGCACAACGTTGTTCTAACCGTTTAATGGTCATACTCACATCCCCCTCTTTCAAGCACCATTTTTTATAAGAATCCTAGAAATATGAGAGTTAATATCAATTTGCCTAAAGTACACATTCCCACGTTGCTTAAAGAATGGTATTTCATTATTTTTCACCATTCTCCGAAGAGTTGAAGAGGATACTTTTAAGTACCTCCAAGCCTCTTCGAAATCAAATATATTAGCATGAAGCATACGCTCAATTTCAGGCTGAAGTTCTGCAAGAATCTCTTCACGTAGACTGGTTTTTATATCGAAGCGTAGTGCTTCAATGAATGATGTTGTTTCCAAGTCGCGACCTCCTAAGTCAAGAAATTTATACTGTGTGTTGATCACTTGAAGAGAATAGATATTCAATCTCGCAATCCGGAAAAAATATTTTTTTTATACCTGACGCTTCATCATAGTAAAATCTCGATTTTCCATTGATCTTATCGCTGACTGTTGCGCGTCTCGTACCCAGTGCAGTTGCTAAATCTGAAATCAATACTTTTTTTCTTTTCATCTCTGCGCGAAGGTTTTCGTACAATACCGCCACCCCCTTTTCTGCTTATGAACGCATCTGCGTTTGTCTTGAATCAAACTATAAACGTTATTGCGTACATAGTCAATCATTATTTCAGCAATATGTACGACATAGAGTATAAATTGGCTTTACAAGGGGTAATCTATCATGTAATATGTACTAGTGTACGGAATAGCGTATATTGAGTTGAGAATTGAAAGGTGGATATTAAAGTGGAAAAAGCCAAAATATTGTCTGATTTGATAGAAAAAAAAGGAATAAGTAGACGTGCGTTTGCTGAGGCTGCTGGAATACCTGCTACAACATTACAATCAATGCTAACCCGTGGTGTTGGGCGCGCATCTATAGATAGTGTCATCAAAGTATGTAAAGGGCTCGGAATTACTATAGATCAGTTAGAGAAAATGGCAGCTGGAGAAACTGAAGAATTTGAAACTATCGCTGCGCATAAGGAAGGCGAAGAATGGACAGTAGAGGAACTAGAAACTATTAAAAAGTTTAAAGAATTTGTAAGGTCACAACGGGAGCAAGACAAAAATCATCAGGGGTGATTACATAGTGTATGATGTTCTTTTACAACAAGCTGATCCAGTTAAAGTTTTTGAGATGACTATGCCTACTTCAGTTAAAGGATTATATACAGACGGGATAATTTGGATAAACAAAAACCTCTCTACACTAGCAGCAAAAAGGTGTGTACTAGCGGAAGAATTAGGACACCACCACACATCCTATGGAGATATATTGGATCAGGATAATGTCAGTAGTGTAAAGCAAGAAAAGAGGGCACGTGAATGGGCATATGTCGAGTTAGTCCCTATCAAAGCATTCGTTGAAGCGCATAAATTAGGAATAAGAAACAAGTATGAACTAGCTGATCACATAGATGTCACAGAGGAATTTTTGGATGAATCTATTGAATTCTATCAACGGAAATTCGGTAATTGTACGACATATAATAAAAAGTACATAATCTATCTGGAACCACTTGGCGTATTAGAATTATTCGAATAACTTTCGTGCTTTCCAGCCGTGAGGTTGTTTATTATATAGCAAAAAGAACATACATTCTATTTAAGGGGGTGAAAAGGAAAATGGTTACTAATCCAACCAAAACAGGAAGTAAAATTATACGTATGGGTTCTGAAGGAAACATGGTCAAGATACCTGTATTTAAACGCGTATACATCGATAAAAACAAGAAATTAATCGGGGAACAAGAAGGAACAGGGTATCTCTTCCTTATAGCGGATTATGGGAAGGAGAAATAACCAATGGCATACACAGAGCACCTTGGAGGAAATAAGTACAAGTTAGTAGTCCGTGATCCTTCAAAGGTAACAAAGCCCCGCAAAAATTTGAGCGTTGAAGTCCCGGCAGCGATAGCGAAGTCGGAACGCAAAACACAACAATGGCTTACTCTTGAGCTTGCCAAATTTGCGGAGCTAGTAGAATCAGGTAACTTTATAAAAGCAGATAAAATAAGTTTTGCTAATTTCATACCAAAATGGAAACAAGGTTACGCTGATCAAAGCATGGGAGAGTATACACGAAAGAATACCATGGCAATAGTCAACAGTTACCTAATTAAAGAGTTTGGGGAAACCCGTCTGGATCAGATAAAGACTCTGCATCTAGTTACTTTTTTTTCTGAACTGGTAAGAAAAGATGGGAAGCCAATGGCTACAAATACAAAGCTCAATATTTACAAAGCAACCAAAAGTATATTTGATGCTGCCCATGAGTGGAACTTAATAAAAGAAAATCCCATTGTTGGAGTAAAACGCCCTAGTGTAAGTAAAAAGGAAAAAAAAGAAATGCGGGGTAAAAAACAGTCATACAATTGGGCTGAGGTAGAGAAGCTTCTTGTTGCTCTCTACGTGCTCCCGAGAGGTTGGAGGTTGTATTTCACTGGTGTCATGCTTGGAGGTTTCAGACGCGGTGAGTTACTAGCCATAGAGTGGTCTAATAGTTTGGACTACGCTTCTAATAGTATTTATATCGAGAACCAAATAACATTTGATGAACTTGGCAAAAAAATTGAAGGAGAAGTAAAAACAGCGGAATCTGAGGGATGGGTAGCCATGCCAAAGTGGTATATGGATGAATTAAAACTGTTTCATCGAGAATGGAAAAAGGAAAAGATGCAATGTAAGCAATGGCTAGGTGAAGAAAAGCAATATATATTCCATGGAGGAAATGGAATGATGTACTACCCAACTACCCCAACAATGACTTGGAGGCGGTTTCTCAACAAAAATGATCTTGCACATGTGAAGCTCCATGGACTAAGACATACTGCTGGGATGTTACTCCGAGAAAGCGGTGCAGACCTCAAGACGATCCAAGAACGGCTAAGGCATACAAAACTAGGAACAACAGCAGATATCTATACCCATAAGTCTGAGTTAATCAGTCGTACTGCTGCGGACCAGTTAGAGGGGTTGAATCCAAACCGTGTACAAATTGCCCCATGA